CCCTATGCCCCCCCTATCGGGGGCCTTTGCCCACCGTATCGCCGCCCCCTTGCGCCCGCCTTCAAGCATGCTGCGGTACTTCTCGATCTCCACGTCGCAGCGGTCGTGCCGCCAGACCGGGATCGGGCTGTCGGCCGGGCCAGCGTCTTCTTGCTCGAAGAACTCGACCAGCACTTGGGCGACCACATCGGCGTGCTCGCGCATGCGGATAAGCCGGGCAAGCTGCTCGGGCCTGCCCTGCAGCGGCGCCTCGGACAGGTAGTAGGCGTCCAGCAAGCGCCGGTAGGCGATGTCCTCCAGCGGATCAAGGTGCGCCGTGTGGGCTGCGTAGTCGCCCAGGTGGAAGGGGTAGTAGTTCATGACTTGGCCCCTGGCTGCTGGACCGCCCGGTAGCGCCGGTACTGCGGATTGCGTGCGCCGTCAGGCACACACTCGATGTGACCCTGCGATCGCAGGTACAGCAGCGCCCAGTTCACCGCCTTCTCGCTGCGACGGGTGCCGGCCATAATCTGCCCCCGGGTCCACCAGACCCCCGACTTGCGTGATCGCATCCAGTCGAGAACGGCAGCAGTGGCGCTGCCGTCGCGGATCACGCCTGCCGGCCTGGGGTTGAACGTGGGCGCGTCAACCTCGATCCGGTCGCGGTTTCGCCCAAAGCCAGCAGCTGGTGCGTGATCCACCAGGAGTTGCTCACGCTCAAACGCTCCCCCGTCCAGGAGGATACAAAGTGGTCGTCCCATCATCCTCGGATGGCATAACCCGCGCCGAACGCGCTACGGTGCGAAGCATGCTCATTTCCCCCCAGATCGCGCGTCGCAGCACCCACCGGGCGTATTCCGCCTTGGTGACGCCGGCCACTGCCGCCAGGGCGATGAGGGCCTCCATGTCGGCCTCAGACATCGGAATGTCCAGCCGGTGGGTGAGCTTGCCGCCAGGGCCTGAAACCGGACTCATGCGGTGACCTGGGCCGTCGTCACGTTTCTGGCCGCCGCCGCCTTCTTCACGGTCGGCGCCGCCTGCAACGGCGTGCCCGCCTCTTGGCGGACAGTGCGCGAAGTCATCGAGGCCTCGCTCATCGTGGTGTTCATCGTGGCCATCGCCTCCGGTGGTCGCGGGTGTTCAATGGGTAGCAGCGGGTTCGACGACGCGCGCGCCGCTCCCGTCGCGCCGAGCGCCGCGTGAAGCCCGCTTTCGCGCGGCGCGCTGTGCGTCATATGCCGAGATCCAGTCAAGCAGCGGCTGCACCGACTCAAGCCGCGGGCTGCCCTGGCCGCTTTGGATGCGACTCAGCGTCGACTGCGGAACCCCGGTCTCAGCCGCGATGCGCGCGTGCTGGCCACGAAGCTCCTGGAGCCTGCGAAGCAGGTACTCGTGGATCGTTTCTTGGACCTTCATGCGGGCAGTCTATCCGAAAACGGATATGCATAAAGCGCTTCGCACTCCTCTCATGTATCCGCATACGGATGGCACTCTCAGGCACCATACCCTTATGAACCCCGCTGCCCAACTTCGGCAGGTCATCGCCGACCGCCTACGCACACTCATGGGTGCGCGCCCTGACCTCGACACGCAGGTCAAGCTGGCCAAACGCGCCGGCCTGTCTCAAAGCACTGTTGCCCGCATCCTGTCGGCGGACTCGTCGGCCACCTCCGACTCGCTTGCGCAGATTGCCCGCGCCTTCAGCACATCGCCCGCTTCTTTGCTGCTGGATGATCCAGCAGAGATCGCCCTTCTGCAGGCCATCCAGGCACTAAAGCCCGAGGCGCGCCACCGCCTTCTGGGTTACGCCGCCGGAGTTACGCAGGACCAACAACCCGCCCTTTCAGCTTCACAGTATTCCGTTGACTCTTCCGTTCCTGTGCCACCATCACGGCGCGCAGCCCATGCCAAAGCGGTCGCGCGACCTATTAAGGACAAAGTACAGGAGAGCGGACCTAGTTATGCCAAGAAGCGCGCCACCCCTCGCTGACCCACTACACACCCTGCCCAAACCCGATACGTCTCGCGTAGCCGACATCCGTCGATGGATGGTCACCAAGGCCAACGCGGCTGATGCGCCAGTAGCAGGCCTTGCCCTGACTATCACCGCCTCCGGGCAGATCGACGCTGCCGTGCGCGGCATCGAACCCGAGCACGCAGACCTCGTGCTGGAGCGCCTAGAGGAAATCTCCAACTCCCTGCGGGCCTGGGCAGACGCCGTGAACCAACCCCAGCTACCGCTGTGCGAGGTGTTGCAGTTGCGCTCCTGAAAACCGCTTTGGCTTGCGGCTAAATATCCGTTTTCGGATAAAGTCGGACTCTCTTTGCATTACCGGAGTCCGATCATGCTGTCCCAAACCAACCCGGATCTATCCACCGAAGGATGGCCAAGCGTGCGCCGCTACCCGCGCACGTTGCAGGAGGCTTTCGGCGGCACGGAGAGAGCCTGTGCCATAACGTGCTACCGCCGCGAGGCCCGAGTGCTCGCCCGCGCCTGCGCGTGGTTTGCCGTGGGCGTCGCCCTGGCGATCCTGGCCTTCGCAATCGGAGGGCGCTGACATGGCACCGCACGAACCCATGCAACTTCGAGGCTGCTCTGGGGCTTGCCAGCAGGGCCGCAGAGAGTGTCCGCACCCCGATGCCTGCGAGATCCCGGCCGAAGAGCAAGACGGCCCGCCTCTGGATCGCGCCGGAGCGTTCCTGCTAGTCATGTGCGTCATCGGCGCCTGGGTGGGCGTGCTGGGCATCGTCCAGGTCGCGCGCTGGCTCTACGCATTGGTCTCGGGGGTCTGATGCCGACCCCACCAGGAATACGGACACTTGAGCACCTGCGCGAGCGGTGCGTCGAGGACGACATCACGGGTTGCTGGGTGTTCCAGGTCACCCGAAAGCCGAACCGCCTTGGAGACTGGGGCGCCAACGTCTGGCTGCCAGACCTGCAGCGCACCGAGACGCTGCAGCGCGCCGGCTGGATCCTGGCCGGCAGGCCGCTGGGCAAAGCGCGCGACTGGACAGTCTGGAGGACGTGCCACAACTCTATGTGCGGCAACCCGCAGCACCTGCGTGCAGGCCCCAGGCAGGCCCTGGGACGGTGGCTTGAGGGCACAGGCCGACTCAGAGGCGACCCTGCCCGGTCCCTGATCAATCGGCGCAACAAGATCGCCTCCGGCATGACCCGCATCACGCAGGAACTGGCCGACTGGATTCGGGAAAGCGACCAGACCGGCGTGGACATCGCGTATGCGCTGGAGGTCAGCACCCATTGCGTCTCGCGTGTTCGCACCGGCAAGACCTGGACGAGAACAGTGCAAGGCGCCAGCGTGTTCTCTTGGGCTGGTGCGCGATGAGCCGCAAGCGTTCGCGCTACCGGCCCAAGGGCGTCAACCCGATGGCCCACCTCGTTGCCCTGCAGGGCTGCATGAAGCTGGCCAAGGACGACTCCCTTCTCTTTGCGCTTCCCGCGCGCGAAGCCGTCACCGCCGTCTGCAAAGGGCGCGCCACTGAGGCCCAGTGGACCGCCCTCTTCGTGTCCCTGGCCATCTCCGAGCAGCTGGTGCGACAGCGTGTGGCCCAGGACCCCGAAGGCGCGATCGCTGCAACCCAGCGCACCGTGCTGGACATCATCGAGCGCGAAGCCACGCGCGGCACCCGTGCGCTGTACCCCGACGAGATCGCCCGCCTGGACGGCTTTGCCGCCGAGTACGCCGACCTGATCTGTCAGGTCACGCATGCCGAGTTGTTCAAGGCCGAGGAGTCGGCCCGCACGCGCATCGCCGCCGCAGCGGCCGGCAACCGCGACCCATCTGTGACCTTCGTCAATCGCGCGTCCGTTTTTCACGCCCCGTAATATCCGCAAACGGATTGACGGCCATCCGTTTACGGATATAGTGGAGGCTCCACTAAATCACGGAGTCAGCAATGGACATGCAGACAACGGCCCGCGCACCTTCGTGTGCCGGCTATGCGGTCAGAGGCCGCATCATCCCCGGGCATCTGGTCTACGGCATCGACGCCCACATCCAGTCCGGCCAGCCCACCGGATCGTTCCTCAACGCGGTCCTGCGCAACAACCTGCGCGATGCGATCGGCCGCGCCGACGACGAGGCCCTGCAGGCCCTGCCGGCCATCGTGGGCTGGTTCTACAACGAGGCGCCCGCGCACTGCTGGGGCTCGCCGGAGAAGGTCAGCCGCTGGCAGGAGATGGGCGGACTCGACGGCGGGGCCGACAAGTGAGGGCGCTGTGCCACTGCGCCGCCTACCGGTTCCCGCACCGGGCCAGCGGCGGGAAGTGCCCGGCCGATTCCTGTACGCCCCAAGACCTTTGCGCAGGCTGCGGGATGCCGGCTGATTCGATCACCGCTGACTTCGGCATCGGCGCCTACGAATACTGGGGCTGCAAGGGTGTCCACCGCGACATCCGCACCGTCTCGGCCTGCTGCGAGGACAGCCTGATCGACAACAGCGCCTCGCGCAGTAGCGCCCTTTTCCCCACCACCACCGGAGTCCGCAAGTGACCGACCTGTCCGTCATCACCCCCGAAACCCACGACCGCAGCAAGCTGCTGGGCGGCAGCGACATCGCCGCCGTGCTGGGCCTGTCCCCCTGGAAGACGCCGCTGGACTTGTGGCGCGACAAGACCACGCCCCGCGTGGAGGGCGCGCGCAAGCAGGTATTCACCCGCGGCATCCGCTGGGAGGGCGCCGTGGCCGAGATGCTCGTCGAAAGCCTGGAGGCCCAGGGCCGCAAGGTGGACATCGTGGCCAGCAACCGCCGCTACCGCGACGACGAGCACCCCTTCCTGGCCGCGGAGATCGACTTCGAGATCCGCCTGGACGGCGCCGAGGAGATCACCAACGTCGAACTGAAGACGGTCCACCCCTTTCGGCTGCGCGAGTGGGGCGAGTCCGGCAGCGACACCCTGCCCGTGCACTACACCGCCCAGGTCATGCACGGCCTGGGCGTCACCCGCAGGCGCCACGCGATGCTGGCAGCGCTCTTCGGCGCCGACGAGCTGCGCGTGTACCCCGTAGACGCCGACGACGAAACCATCGCCGGCCTGCGCGCGCGGGCCGTGTCTTTCTGGGCTGATCACGTCCTGGCCGGCATCGCCCCCGATCCGACCACGCTCGAAGACCTCTCCAAGCTCTTCGACAAGGACAACCCCGATGCCCATCCCTTGCTGGCCGACGAGACGCTGGCCGAGCAAGTGATGCGCATGCGAGCGATCAACGCCGAGATCAAGGCCCGCGAGGCCGAGGCCGAGGTTTTGGAGTTCGCCGTCAAGCGCGCCATGCGCGACTGCACCAGCATCGTCATGCCCAACGGTAAAGAGGCGGTGACATGGAAGCAGCGCAGCGGATCGTGGCTTGACGAGACGGCGCTGAAAGAGGCGCACCCCAAGCTGGCCCGTGAGTTCCAACGCAAGTGGGACAAGCGGGTTTTCGCCCTGAAGTCGTTTTCCACAGAAGGACTCTGATCCATGAGCACTACCGCCCTCAAGGCCGCAGTCACCGGCAAGGTGACCGAGGCCGCAAAGCGGCCGACCACCATCGCCGGCCTGCTGACCGATCCCACCATCAAGGCGCAGATGGCCCTGGCCCTGCCCAAGCACATGACCGCCGACCGGCTGGCCCGCATCGCCCTGACCGAGGTCCGCAAGACCCCGGCGCTGGGCCGCTGCGATCAGGCCTCGTTCCTGGGCGCCATCATGCAGTGCGCGCAACTGGGCCTGGAGCCCGGAGGCGCGCTGGGCCACGCCTACCTGCTGCCCTTCGAGAACCGCAAGAAGCAGATCACCGAGGTCCAGTTCATCGTCGGCTACCGGGGCATGATCGACCTCGCGCGCCGCTCGGGCCAGATCCTGAGCCTGGAGGCCCGGGCCGTGTATGCGGCCGACAAGTTCCACGTGGCCCTGGGCCTGAACCCGGACCTCACGCACGAGCCGGCCTGGGACGCCGACGATCGCGGCCCGCTGCGCTTCGTCTATGCCGTGGCCAAGCTGAAGGACGGCGGCACCCAGTTCGAGGTCATGAGCCGCGCCGAGATCGAGCGCGTGCGCTCCAAGAGCCGCGCCGGGCAGTCCGGGCCCTGGGTGGACCACTTTGAGGAGATGGCCAAGAAGACCGTCATCCGGCGCTTGTTCAAGTACCTGCCCGTGAGCATCGAGCTTGCGGGCGCCGTCGAGCAGGACGAGCGCGTGGACATCGACCTGCCGCAGGACAACCCGCTGACCATCGACGCGGAGACGGGCGAGATCAACCCCGAGGCGCCGCCCGACCTGCCGCCGCAAATCGACACACCAGTCCCCACCGGCAAGTAATGCCCGCCCGCGGGGCGCGTAGCCCCGCATTCACTCCAGCATCATCAAGGAGTTTTCCATGCGTCCCTTCACTCAGACCCTGGACCAACTGCGGTTCGGGACACTCACAGACGATCTGACCAAGGCCCTCAACGAACTGACGATCAAGTGCGGAGACACCGGCCGCAGCGGAGAGTTGACGCTGAAGCTGGTGCTCAAGCCCGGCAAGGCCGGCCAGATCGAGATCGTCGACGACATCAAGGTCAAGATGCCCAAGGACGAAAAGGGCAGCACGATCATGTTTGCCACCGTCGAGGGCAACCTTACCCGCGAGGACCCGCGCCAGATGCAACTGGAAGGGCTGCGCACGGTGGACTCCAAGACCGGTGAACTCAAGCGTGTGGGAGGGGCCTGAGCCATGAGCGCATCCCTCAAGACCGACGTTCAGACCGACGTTCAGGCAGCCATCGACGCCGGCATGGCCCTCGGCGGCGTGCACCAACACGAAGAAGTCGTGTTCGTGACCCTACCCGCAGGCGCCCAGGTGCACAGCCTGGAGCACATGCTATACACCCCAACCAGACCGCGCGGCACCGTGGCGCTGCGCGATCAACGGTCCTTCGTGTCGTACGTCCGCCAAAGGCGATGCGGTCCGCGCTCGGCGCGCATCTATGGCGCACAGAGTCCGAAACCTGGGTTCACGGCCGTGTTCAACGACCACGACGACATATCCCCCGGCTGGCGCGACGACCGCGCCACGTTCGACTGCCCCCTCAGCCGCGAGTGGCAGACCTGGATGGCTGCCAGCGGCAAGCAGATGACGCAGGAGGAGTTCGCCCGCTTCATCGAGGACAACCTCCCCGACGTGGCCGAGCCGCCCGCAGCCGACATGCTGGAGATCAGCCGCAGCCTGGAGGCCAAGAAGAAAGTCAACTTCGCCTCGGGCTTGCGCCTGTCCAACGGCCAGCACCAGATCACCTACGAGGAAACCGTCGAAGGCACGGCGGCCAAGGGCCGGCTGATGGTGCCTGAGACTTTCGCGCTGGGCATCTCGGTCTTCGAGGGCGGTGACCGCTACCGGGTTGAGGCCCGCCTGCGCTATCGCATCGCCGACGGCGGGAAGATGACCATGTGGTACGACCTGCTGCGCCCCCACAAGGTGCTGGAGGACGCCCTGCAGTTCGTCTGGAAGTCCATCGAGGCGGACCTGGGCTGCGAAATCCTGAACGGGGGGATCGTGTCATGAACGACCAATCCATCGAACAAGAGATCCAGGCCAAGGGCCTGACGGCGCCGCGCATCACGCCCGCCGACATCGAGGCGAACATCGCCAGCGAGCACTACTTCACCGCCGCGGATGGATGCTACGGGCGCAATCCAACGGACGTTCAGCACCACGAGGGACCGCTGAGTCTGCTGACCTTCTGCGTCCTGGTGCTGCGCAACGGTTTCACCGTTACGGGTGAGAGCGCGTGCGCGAGCCCGGAGAACTTCGACGCCGCAGTCGGGCGCAGGGTCGCGCGGCAGAACGCGGTCAGCAAGGTCTGGCCCCTGATGGGCTACGCCCTGCGCTCCAAGCTGTCGGAGGCCGCATGACTACCAAAGAGCAACTGCTGTCGCAGATCGACGAGCTTGTCGCCAAGCACACCTTCGGCCTCGACGCGCTGGAGGGCATCAAGAAGCTGAAGGACACGCTGGCCGAGGTGACGGCCGAGCGCGACAAGCACAAGGCTAACGCCGAGGCCCTAAACAGAACCAACAGCGAACACTCCGCCCTGCTGATGTTGCAAAGCGCGGAGATCGCCAGCCTGAAAAAGCACATCGCCGACCTGCAGAAGGCGGTCGATGACGGCAAGAAGGCGGTCTACGACGCCGAGAAGCACAAAGCCGTGGCCGACACATGGCAGTCCGCGATGGCGATGGTGTTCAAGCCAAACGCCGTGCGCGAGACCGTGCAGCGCAATCGCACGGTTGTCATGGGTGGAGGCGGCTACACCCAGTCGGCCCCGGAGAATGAATCCGTCACGCGGGAGGATGCATGACCTTCCGCCTCGACACCTACGCCATCGAGCGGTCCGCCGAGATCATCCAGGAGCAGTGTCACGGGCTCGCCCTTAGCACCGGCTGGTGGCACAACCTTCGGACCGGCGAAGACCAGACCTTCGACTATCGCGTCGATTGCCTGCAGGCCGGCATGCAGCCAGGACGCAACATCGGCGAGCTTCTGTGCCTCGTGCACTCCGAAGTGTCCGAGGCCATGGAGGGGGCTCGCAAGAGCCTCATGGACGACAAGCTGCCCCACCGGCCGATGCTGGAGGTCGAGCTTGCCGACGCCGTGATCCGCATCTTCGACATGGCCGGTGGCCTGGGCCTGGACCTGCCCACGGCCATCGCCGAGAAGCTGCTGTTCAACCAATCCAGGGCAGACCACAAGCCGGACAGCCGCAAGGCCGAGGGCGGCAAATCGTTCTGACGCATCAACTGAAAGCACAACCATGACAACCACACCCAAGACCCCCCGCCGCATCTACCTCGTGCGGCACACCGACACGGGCACTGAGCGCCTGATCCGCGCCTCGACTGCCGCCCAGGCGCGCAACCACGCGGCCCGCGACACCATCGCGGTTGACGTGGCCAGCCAGGACCAACTGGTGGCCCTACTGACCGCAGCCGAGCCGGCGCGCATCGAGGACGCCTCGCAGCGCGACGACGAGCCGGAGGCGCCTCACCTCTTCTCGGTTCAGTCCGAGGCAGCATGACCGCAGCCACCCTGACTGGCGTGTTCAAGGTCCAGCAGGACGCGGAGATCCGCGAGCTTGCCACTGGCGACCCCGTGGTAACCCTGCAGCTGACCTACGCCTACGGGGGCCGGCAGCCGGAGGGGCACCGTCAGACGCAGTGGGTCGAGGCCGGTTTGTGGGGATCGCGCGCGACAAAGCTGGCCCCCAGGCTGGTCGCGCACTCCCTGATCTTTGCAGTGATCGAGGAAGTCCACGTCGAGGCCTACACCAACGCCTCGGGCGCCACCGGCCACAAGCTGGTGGGCCGCCTGGGCCGCGTCGATGTCATCGCCGACCCGATGATGACCGGCCTCAATCGACCGAGGCGCGCATGAGCACGTTCCTTTCGGCCGATGAGCTTGTGGCCCTGACCGGCCGCAAGCGCAAGACCCACCAGATCGAGGCCCTGCGCCAGCAGGGCATCCCCTTCTACGTGAGCGCGGTTGGCCGTCCCGTCGTTGTGCGGGACGTGCTGACCGGCGCCACGACAGCAGCGCTGGCAAAGCCCGCTTGGTCTCCCCGCGTGCTGGCCATCCGCAGATAACCCGACGCCGCCGCAGGCGCGACACCTTCTTCACGGTATGCAAGTCAATGTCGAGATTCCGCCCAAGATAGGCCCGGTATTCGAGGGGGACGCGGACGTTCGCGGCGCCTTCGGGGGCCGCGGGTCGGGCAAGACCCGCACATTCGCCAAGCTGACAGCCGTGCGCGGCATGATCTTCGGCAAGGCTGGCATCAGCGGACAGATTCTGTGCGGCCGGCAGTTCCAGAACTCCCTGGCCGACTCCAGCCTAGAGGAAATCAAGCGGGCCATCCAGGACGAGCCCTGGCTGATGGACTACTACGAGATCGGCGAAACCTACGTCCGATCACGCGACGGCCGCATCGAATACACCTTCGCCGGCCTTGAGCGAAACATCGACTCGATCAAGTCCAAGGGCCGCATCCTGCTGTGCTGGGTGGACGAGGCCGAGGGCGTGTCCGACAACGCTTACTCGGTGCTGATCCCGACGCTGCGCGAGGAAGGCGACGACTGGCACGCCGAGCTCTGGGTGACATGGAACCCCAAGCGCAAGGGCTCCGCGACCGACAAGCGATTCCGCCAGACCAAAGACCCGCGCATCAAGGTCGCGGAGATCAACTGGCGCGACAACCCCAAGTTCCCCGCCGTCCTGGAGCGCCAGCGCCAGCGCGACCTTGCCGAGCGGCCCGACACCTACGACTGGATCTGGGAAGGCGCCTACGCCACCGTCGTTGCCGGGGCCTACTACGCCAAGAGCCTGACCGCGGCCAAGGCCGCAGGACGAATCAGCCGCGTCGCCCCGGACCCGCTGATGCGCCTGCGGGCCTTCACCGACATCGGAGGCACCGGCAAGAAAGCCGACTCCTTCGTGTGGTGGGTGGCGCAGTTCATCGGCCGCGAGGTCCGCGTGCTCGACCACTACGAGACGCAGGGGCAGCCGCTGGAGGCGCATCTACTGTGGGCCCAGAAAAAGGGCTACGGCCCGGACCGCATGGACATCTGGCTGCCCCACGACGGGGTGACGCACGACAAGGTGTTCGACGTGAGCTATGAGTCTGCGCTGAACCGGGCCGGCTACACCGTGGAAGTGGTGCCCAACCAAGGCCCCGGGGCGGCAATCGCCCGCATCGAGGCCGGGCGCCGGGTGTTTCCCTCCGTGTGGTTCAACGCGGAGACCACCGAGGCGGGCCGCGACGCTCTGGGCATGTACCACGAGAAGCGCGACGAGGCCCGGGACGTGGGCCTGGGCCCGGAGCACGACTGGTCCAGCCACTCGGCCGACGCCTTCGGAATGATGTGCATCGTCGCCGAGGACACGCTGCGCTCCACCAGCCCGCAGGGCGCCCTGGCCCGCCGCCGACGCACAGGAATGGCGGTCTGACGCCGGCCGGCACCCCGCTGGGAGCCGTGGCAAGCGTGGCAACCTTGCGCCGTTTCAACGGTGCCGGGGCTACCGCATGGGTGTCTCTCTAGACCTGCGCAAAGCGTTCATGTCGCGCCAACACGGCGACATCACTGCGATCTATACCTGGGTCAATGACGAACGGGCGCTTGTCCTCGTCCCGACTTTCCGCAACGGCGCGCCCTGGTACGTCGTCATGGAGTCGGCCGCTTTCAAGTATGACGACGCGACCTACCTCGCCCGCCAGTGCGTCACCGCCTGCAACGTGCTCGGCCTGGAGCCCAGCCGCCCGAACTGGGTGCGGGTGGCCAGCATCATCAACGAGGGCCTGCCAGACCTGATCCGCATGCCGTCGGCGCCGCCGACCGAGTACATGCGCAGCTCGATGGGCCACATGGAGCTTCGTGTGGATGGTCAGGCCGTGGCTGGCGAGGACATCCGCATCGAGAAGGAGGGCGCCACCTATGGCTGAGCCATTCGACGTTCGCCCCGCCCGGGGCCGCGCGCCAGGAGACGACTACTTCCGCCGACAGGCCCAGACGATGGACAGTGCCGGCCGCGTGCCGGAACCCCGGGGCAACAAGCTCGATGGCGAGGAGGCCCGCGCCGAGTTGCGCCGCTTGCTCGAGTGGTACTACTACGAGAAGGAAAAGCAGTCCCTGAACCGCCTGGACATGGCGATGGACTGCGACTTCTACGACAACCTGCAGTGGGACCCCGAGGACGCCACGACGCTGCGAGAGCGCGGTCAAGTGCCCCTGGTCTACAACGAGGTTGCGCCGATGGTCGACTGGCTGATCGGCACCGAGCGCCGCGCGCGCGTGGACTGGAAGGTGCTGCCGCGCACCGAGGACGACGTGCAGTCGGCCGACGTGAAGACCAAGGTGTTGAAGTACGTCAGCGACATCAACCGCGTGCCCTTCACCCGCTCCCGGGCCTTCGCCGATGCGCTCAAGGCCGGCGTGGGCTGGATGGACGACGGCACCCGCGACGACCCGACGCAAGACATCCTGTACTCGCGCTACGAGGACTGGAGAAACGTGCTGTGGGACTCGGCCAGCTACGAGCCGGACCTGTCGGACGCCCGCTACCTCTTCCGTTGGCGGTGGGTCGACGAGGACGTGGCCGTCATGATGTTCCCCAACCGCGCCACGCAGATCCGTGCCGCCGTCGAGGAAGGGACCAACTACACGACCGACGGCTGGGAAGAGGACACTTGGTACACCGCCCACGACCTCACCCAACTGAAGACGGGCACGCTGACTGCCACCGGTGTGGGCGCCCTGGCTGATGCCAAGCGCCGCCGCGTCAAGCTGATCGAAGGTCAGTACCGCACGCCCGCGCGCGTGACGGTGGTGGCCGATGGCCCGATGAAGGGGGCCATCCTGTCGGCCCGGGATTCGGTGCTGCGTGACGCTGTGGGCCAAAGCGGCAGCATGCTGGTCGATCGCATGATGATGCGTGTGCACATCGCCGTCTTCACCGAGTCGCACATGCTGGGCTACGGGCCCAGCCCCTACCGCCACAACCGATTCACGCTGACCCCCATCTGGTGCTACCGCCGCTCCAGGGACCGCCTGCCCTACGGCACGATCCGCCGCGTGCGCGACATCCAGCAGGATCTGAACAAGCGCGCCTCCAAGGCCCTGTTCATGCTGAACACCAATCAGGTGTTTGCCGAAGAGGGCGCCACCGACGACTGGGATCTGCTGCGCGACGAGGCCGACCGGCCCGACGGCATGATCGTCTACAAGCCTGGGCGCAAGGTCGAGATCAAGCGCGACACGGACGCGGCAACCGGCCAGATCAGCATGATGGAGCTGGCCCAGTCCACCATCCAGCGCTCGGCCGGCGTGGCCGACGAGAACATGGGCCGGCAGACCAACGCTGTCTCCGGCGAGGCCATCAAGGCCCGGCAACTGCAGGGCAGCGTGGTGACCACCGAGCCCTTCGACAACCTGCGGCTGGCCGTCCAGGTTCAGGGCGAGAAGCAACTGTCCCTGGTTGAGCAGTGGTACACCGAGGAGAAGGTGATCCGCCTGACCGGCGCCAAGGGTGCGATCGAGTGGGTCAAGGTCAACGTGCCCGAGCTTCAGGCGGATGGCACGGTGCGCTACTTGAACGACATCACGTCCTCGATGGGCGACTTCATCGTCTCGGAGCAGGACTACGCCGGCACCTTGCGGCAGGTGATGTTTGAGAGCTTGAACAACCTCGCCTCGCGCCTGCCTCCCGAGGTCAGCCTGCGCGTGTTGACGATCGCCATGGAGTTCTCCGACCTGCCCAACAAGTCAGAGATCGCCGACCAGATCCGCAAGCTGACGGGCGAGCGCGACCCGACCAAGGAGATGTCGCCCGAAGAGCAGGCCCAGGCCGAGCAGCAGGCCATGGCCCAGGCCGAGGCGATGCAAGTCCAGCGCGAGATGGCCATGGCGGCCCTGGAAGAGCAGCGCGCCAAGGTGCGCGAACTCAACGCGAAGGCGGCCAAGATGGAGGCCGAGGCCAACATTGCGGGCGCCGGTGGCGATTCCCAGGCCGGCATGCAAGACGCCCTGATGCAAGTCCGCTCCGAGGCCTCCGCAGAGATCGACCGCCTCAGCGAAGCCTTGCGCAAGGCGCAGGCCGAACTCGCCAACCGCACGCTGCAGATCAACCGGGAAGCGGACACCAAGCTGGAGACCGCCAGGATCGACGCTGACGCCAAGGCGCGCGTGGCCGACATCCAGGCCGCCAGCGACCGAAAGCTCCTGGTCATCGAGCAGCGCCTGCAGCAGCTGCAGCAGGCCATGGACGAGAAGCTGCGCCAGCAGGACCTTGCCCAACGCGAGCGCGAGATCGCGGCCAAGCAGCAAGCCGCCGCGGCGCCTGCGCCATCTGCATCCGCGGCGACTCCTGCACCGCCGCCAGCAGCCCCCGTCACCATCAACGTGCAGGTTGACGCCAAGGCTGGCGAAGTCAAAAAGTCCGTCGTCGTCAAGCGAGACGCCGACGGGAACATCGTCGGCGCCGAGGTTCAGGGAACCGAGTCGCAGTAAGCATCACAAGGAGATTTCATGGCCAAGTACGCCCATCCCGATGTTCTGGACCAGGGTCCGAACTTCATCAAGGTCAACTGCAACAAGATGGCAGTCATCGACGCCTACACCTTCGGCGACAGCTACGCCACGGTGAACGGCAACATCCTGGCCGAGGCCGCGATGACCTCGACCGACTTCACCCTGGCCACCTCCGGCAACGACCGCACGCTGACTACGGCGGCTGGCAAGAGCGACACGTCCGCGAATGCCACGGGTGCGGCCAGCCACATCGCCTTCGTCGACACGGTCAACAGCAAGGTGCTGTGGGTGACGGAAGAGACATCGGGCCAAACGATCACCGCTGGCAACCCGGTCAACTTCCCCTCGCTGGTCTACACCGCCAAGCAGCCCGTTGCCCCCTGATAGGTAGTCCATGACGATTGTTCGTCTGTCCGACAAGGGCGGCGGCCCACTGTCCCCGGCCGAAGCAGACGGCAACGCGGGCGAGTTCGACCGCCGTACTGCATTGGGCTGGCGCGACAACATTGTCGAACTGAAGGTCGACAGCAGCTCGCCCAACGCCCCAACGCTCAACCCATTCCGGGGCGGCATCCTGGCATGGTCCTTCCCCGCCGGGGAGATGACTGAGGCGCACTCAGCGTGGCACATCGACCACGACTACGCGCTCGGCACCAAGCTGTACCTGCACGTGCACTGGAGCCCGAAGACGGCCAGCCTGGGCACGGTACGCTGGGGCTTTGAGTACAGCGTCGCCAAGGGGCACCAGCAGCAGGCGTTTCCCGCGACCACGACGGTCTACGTCGAGCAGACGTCGCTCGGTGTCGACCATTTGCACTACGTCACCGAGGTGAGTGAGGCGAACGCCATCGACGGTGCGGCGCTCGGCATCGAGCCCGACACGGTGATTCTGGTGCGCATGTTCCGCGACGGCGGGCACGTCAACGACACCTTCCCCGATGAAGCCTTCGTGAGCTTCATCGACCTGCACTACCAAGCCGACCGAGCCACCACCCCCTTCAAGGCACCCAACTTCCTGACGGGGTCGTAAGCCATGGCGCTGGGCACCCCAGTCGCGGCCGCAGCAGCCTATTCGGCGGCGTCCGGCACCACCGTTGCACCGGCCTACCCAACCGGCATCCTGGCCACGGATGCCGTGCTGCTGTTCGTCGGCATGAAGCCGGCAGCGGTGGGCGGTGGCACGGTCACGACGCCCTCGGGCTGGACGCTGCAGGACAGCCTAACCAACGCGGGTGGCTACACCGCGCAGGGCGCTGACACCGGCAATACCAACCTTTACGTCTACACATGGAACACGCCCGTAGCAGGGCAGACGGGTAACTTAGCCGTCACCCTTGGCGGCAACAACGTCACCTGGGCGTTCATGGTTCGCGTCCCCAAGGGGACAGGCGCGGCACAGTACGGCAGCGCAGACGGCCAGCGTACGACAACGCCGACCAGCCCGATGTCCATCGCGCTCACCAACGGCGCGACAGCGACCAACTTCCAGTCCGGGGACCGCGCCATCTGGGCGATGTGTATCCCCACGGACATCACGACGCCCGCACAGTTCAGCGCCCAGTCCATCACGGCAACGGGCGCCACGTTCGGCACAGCCACCGAACTGAACGAACCAGACTCGCAGACCGGCAACGACATCGGCGGCTACAGCGCCTGGGCCGCCGTCACGGCTGGCACAAGCACCACGGCGCCCACCGTCACTGCCACGCTGTCCGGCACGCTGACCAACGTGCGCGGCCCCGTCGTGCTGCTGCGCGTGCGCGAGACGCCAGCCACCACCCTGACCGGCAACAGCAGCCGCACCGATCACACCAGCACGACGGGCGCCGTCACCAGTCAGCACACGGCCACCGGGAACAACGCCCGCCAGGACACGACCAGCACTGCTGCCGCCGTCACGCAGACGCACGTCCTCGCGGGCAACTCCGTCCGCCAGGACACGACCTCGACCACTGGGGCCGTCGAGCAGGTCGTCACCACGACCCTGACGGGCAACAGCGTCCGCCAGGACACGACGAGCACGACTGGCGGGGTCTTCTCGACTCACACCCTGGCGGGCAACTCCGTCAGGCAAGACACGACAGCCACAGCCGGCGCTGCGACGTCAGCGCACACCCTGGCCGGCAACGCTGTCCGCCAGGACACCACTGCGACGACCGGCGCGGTCTCGTCGACCCACACGCTGGCAGGCAACAACGCCCGCCAGGACACGACGGCAACGACTGGCAGCGTCTCCGCCTCGGCCTCCATCGCCGGCAACTCAGCCCGCCAGGACACCACGGCCACCACGGGCGCGGTCACGCAGACGCATCTACTGGTGGGCAGCAGCGCGCGGTCCGACGCCGCCAGCACAGCCGGGGCGGTCACCTCTGCGCACACGGTCGCCGGCAACAGCGCCGCCTCTGCGACGAGCTCGACGACCGGCGCAGTCTTAGCCACACACATCCTGGCCGGCGCGCCCGCACAGCAGGCGACGACCTCCACCGCTGACGCTGCGCTGCAGACCCATCTGCTGTCCGGCGCCGAGGCGGCGCAAGCAACCACGGCCACCACCGGGGCGGCAGACCAGACCCATGTCCTGGCTGGCAACAGCGTAGCCCACAAGACAACGTCGACCAGCGGCTCGATCACCCAGATCGAGATCGCCAATCTGAGCGGCCAAAACGTCGCCCAGCCCACCACCTCCACGGTCGGGGCCGTCACTCAGGTCAACACGGTCACGCTCTTCGGCGCGAGCGCTGCCACCGTCGCAGCCGTCTCCGCGGGTCAGGTCACCCAAACCCATCGCCTGACGGGCGACTACGTCGAGCCCGGCTACGTGGCCAGCGGCTACGTGCTCTACGCGCGCGCCGTCCAGCCGAACCTGAGCACGTCCGGCGCCATCACACAGGGCGATCTCACCATCACAACGCCGTCTGCGGCTGGCGGCGGCGGCAGCACGGGTTACGTGGCGCGCGCACGGGCGAAGAGTCGCAGCGCATCGAGGAAATACGACGACGAGGACCTGCGCGCACTTGTCGACGCAAAGTGGGAGTCCATCGAGGCCGCCCAGCAGGAGGACAACAAGCGCCAAGCGGCCGAACCGCCAAGGCCCGCAAGGCCGGCAGCCAAACCGGCGCCCGCGCCAGTTCCGGCCATCGCCCCGCCCCGGGCGGCTGCGCTGCAAGCGATTGAGCAGCCGGCAGTCGTTGTCACCCCCGATCAGCCTGCCCCGGCTGCAGCGGCGGCCGAAGCCGCGACCGAAGCGCGTACAGCCGATGCGCGCAGGGCCGACGACCTGCAGGCCCTGAATGTGATCCTGATGGTTTCGTGACTGGCGTGGCAAGCGTGGCAGCCTTCAGCGGGTCTACAGCCACGATCCCATCACATGAGCCGCCTTAGAGTCGCAGTAGCTGCACTCTCCATCTCGGGTGCCGCCTTTGTTGGACTAGCCCTGCACGAGGGCTACAGCGACAGCGCCATCATCCCGGTCCCGGGTGACGTTCCCACGATTGGCTTTGGGACGACTGGTGGCGTCAAGCTGGGCGACAAGACCACGCCCACCCAGGCGCTGGCCCGCGCGCTGAACGATGTCCAGCGCTTCGAGGGTGCGCTCAAGACGTGCGTCAAGGTGCCGCTGCATCAGCACGAGTACGACGCATACCTGTCCCTGGCCTACAACATCGGCCCGAATGCCTTCTGCAGCTCAACGCTGGTTCGCCTGCTCAATGAAGGCCGCTACCCCGAAGCGTGCAGCCAGATCCTTCGCTGGGACAAGTTCCAGGGCGAGCCTCTGCGAGGCCTGACCATCCGGCGCCAACAGGAGCACCGCAAGTGCTTGGGCGACTCCTGAGCGCTCTGCCCGGCGTGAACCTGCTGTGGGGCGTGGCGTGCGCCCTGCTGGCCATGGCCGGGGCCTATGCCTACCTGGGCAAGATCGAGGTCGAGCAAGACGCCCAGCGGTTGCGCGCGAGCTTGGCCGAAGAGCGCGCCGACCGCGCCCGCGAGCGCGAGAGCCTGACCGCCCAGGCGCTCAAGGAGTCCGAGCGCGCCCGCAACATCGAGGCCGCATGGGTCAACAAGCACCAGGAGATCGCCCGTGATGCAGAAGAACTCGCCCGTCGCCATGCGGCTGCTGTGGCTGCTGGTGCCGTTGCTGGCAACGGCCTGCGCGAACGGGCCGCAGCCCTTGCCGCCACCGCCACCCGCTGTGCAGCCCCCGCAGATCCCGCCCCTGCCACCGTCAGCCCGCCAGCCGGCAACCCCGCCGTTGTGCTCGCCGACGTGCTCGGACGGCTGGAGGCGGCTGGTCGAGAGCTTGCTGCGGTAGCCGACGCCCGCGCTGCTGCAGGTGGTGCCTGCGAACGAGCCTACGAGGCGCTGCGCCGGCCGTGACCCGTGGCAAGCGTGGCAGGCTTGCCGGCCATGTCCCATGCCTTCGTCTACGACGTGCCCAGGGTCGCGGCGTTCATGCGCGCGCTGCTGCCGGGCATGCGCACGTCCGAGGACATGGTGGCCATCGGCCTGGAGCGCCGCAGTCCGAGCGAGAGCCGCCTGATCGCCGGCGTCCTCTACGAGGGCATCAACCCGCACAACGCCTGGATGCACGTCGCTGCAGAGCCCGGCGCACGCTGGTTGACGCGCGCCTACTTGAAAGCCTGCTTCGCGTACCCGTTTGTGATCTGCGGATTGAAGCGCATCAGCGGCTACGTGGACGCCTGCAACACGGCTGCTCGCCGCTTCGATGAGCACCTGGGGTTTCGTGAAGAGGCCCGCCTGCGAGGCGCGGCAGCCGACGGTGGCGATGTGATCTTGTACGTCATGTGGCGCGACGAGTGCCGTTTCCTGGAGGCCTGATATGGGCAGCAAAAGTTCAAGCGCGCCAGCACCCGATCCGAGACTGGTCGAGGCGCAGATCCGTTCGATGGGAATCCAGGACAACGCGATTTCTCGCATCCTGGCCAACTCCGAATCCATGCTGCCGCTGCAGCGCGAGACCACCCAGTTCGCACTCGACAACGCGCGCCAAGGCGTGCAGGACTCGCGCGAGGACCGCAACTGGATGCTCACCCGCAGGGCGATGCTGTCTGGCGTGCAGGACCGGATGGTCGAGGACGCCAACAAGTTCGACGTAGACCAACGCGCCGACACCCTTGCGCGTCAGGCTGGCGCCGATGCGTCCATTGCGATTGCCAACGCTCGCGCATCCTCGGCCCGTGACCTCGCGCGCCGCGGCGTCATGCCCGGCACCGGCCGCTCCGATGACACGGCTCTGGTGCTTGGCGAGGCGGCACTCAAGGCCGGCAGCATGAACACGGCGCGCCGCGCTGCCCGGCAAGAGGGCTACGCCCTGACGGACCGCGCCACGAACGCCCTGGCAGGCTACCCGGCGATGAGCATGCAGGCCACCGGACAGGGTGCCAGCATGGCTGCGGGCGGGGTGAATGTGGTCAACGCCGGCGCCTCCGGGATGAACAGCGGATTCGGCTCGGCGGCCACCGTCGCCGGTCAGATGGGCGCCAATGCCACCGGGATGTTCAACGCCCAGGCGAGCTTCAAGAACAGCCAGGACCAGATCGCGGCTTCGAGCGATCCCTTCAACACCATCTTGGGCGCAGCCGCTGGCGCAGCGACGACCAAGTTCATGTCCGACCCCCGCCTGAAAACGGCGGTTGTGCGCGTAGGCCAAGATGAACGCACCGGCCTGAACCTCTACGAGTTCGCCTACATCGGCGCAACGGACGGCAAGCGCTATCGCGGCGTGATGGCCGACGAGGTCGAGCGCTTTGATCCGAAGGCTGTGGCCTATGACGACCTTGGCTTCGCGTCCGTGGACTACGGGCGCCTGGGTCTCGAAATGGTGGAGGTCTGAGCAATGGCAGCGTTTCAAACCGGGTTCCAGCTGGGTAGCCGCATCGCAACCGATGCCCTTGACCGCAAGGAGCGCGCCGAGCGCCAGAAGAAGGAAGACGAGGAGCGCGAGCTGCGCAAGGACCTGACCCGTCTGCAGATCGGATCGGCCACCGAAGAGGCCCGCCGCAAGGCTGAGGTCGCGCAGCTCACGCGCGGCCTGAGCGACACGATCCAGGGCATTGACAGGCCGGCCACCAACGCGGCGCTCGATGCCGACTTCAATGCAGCGCTGCAGGCGCCTGACAACGCCGTGATGGCCAAGAACGCGGCGCGCCAGGGCGTGCGCCCGGCCGCCGCACCGGCGCTGTCTGGCGTGCCTGCCGACGCGGCTGCTGCCGCCGCTGCGCCTGCTGGGCCCGCTGCCGGCGTCATGCCCGCTGTGCCTGCCGTCCCGACCGTGCGAGACGGCTCCAACGCCGCCAACGAGCAGGCCCTGACGGTGCGCGGCGCCGTTGACCCGCTGTCGCCGGAGTACCGCCAGCGCGTCAGCGGTCAGATGGCCGCCATCGCTGCAGCCACGGGTGACATCGAGCGGCTTCGATCGCTGGAGACCGAGCGACGCACGACGGCCGAGGACGCGCTGATTGCCCAGCGCACCAAGGAGTACAAGGCCACCGAAGACCAGATCGGCGCAACGACGGTCTTCGTCAACCAGACCTCTCGACGAATCACGATGTCCACGCCCGACAAGAACGGTCTGGTGGGGCTGTCCGTGGTGACTCCCGATGGGAACGCCCGCTTCGAGACGCTCAGCCGTGGCGAGCAGGCCAAGCTGTACGCCGCCGTCGGCCTGCTGGACGTGAACCCGACGCGCGCCTTAAAGATGATGGAGGAGGTCAACAAGGACCTCGCCCAGGCCATCAGGGACGAGAACCTGACGACCTCTCAGGTGGCGACCAACACGAACACGGTCGCACAAACGGGCGCCAACATTGACAACATCAGGGCCGACAACAAGCGCGCCGATGACGCCGCGCGCCGGCTGGCTGGCGCAGACGCGCAGACGCGCAAGGATGCCGAGGCCAAGGCCAACGCGGCCGCCGCCCTCTACAAGCAGAACAACCCGAACGCCACCCCGGCAGATGTCGAAGCGGTCCGGCGCGGGGTCATCAGTGCGGTGCCCACAATCGACGCCAACTCGCCGGCCCAGGTGAAGCTGGCCCAGGCCCTCATCAACGCCAAGGTGGCGCCAGACATGGCCACCGGCCTGCGCATGGCCATGCAGGGCGTGCAGAAGTCGCGCAACGACTTCTACCAGGACATTTACGGCAAGGCGCTGACCGCCTCGATGGGAAGCGCAGAGCAGGCCAAGAAGGTCGCTGATCAGGCGCTCAAGGACTACGACGCGGTCGTGGGTGCCGCCCAGGCGCCCGCACCCGGCGCCCCTGCACCGGCAGCCCCCGCACAGCCCGGCGCCCCGCTGACGTTCAACACCGCCGCCGAAGCCGAAGCCGCGGGCGCAGCGGGAAAGATCCCGCCTGGGTCCAAGTTCAACATCAAGAACGGGCCCGGTGGGCGCCCGGTCGAGGGAGTTCAGTGGCTGCCGGCGCCCGCGCCCTCGCCCGTGCCAGCACCTCGCCCTGCCGCTGCCGTGTCCGTGGCGCCGCGCCCAGCGGCCCCCGTGGTGCCAGCGCCAGCCGCGCAACCCCGCAGCCCGCAGGAGATCGCCGACGAGTTCGCAAACATCGGCGCGGTGCCTCGCTGAGCACGCTCAATCAACCGACACAAGGAGTACCCCATGGCCAAGATCAAGAAGGCAACCGTTGCAATCAGCGAGGACAACCGCTGGCGGGTCGAGAGTGACCTCAGCACGCTCATGGAGGCCGAGAAGATCAAGGCCGACCCCAAGCGCCTCGCCGCAGCGCAAGCCATGGCCAAGGAAAAGATGATGGCCGCAGCCAAGGTCGCGGCCGAAGACGCGGACTGACGCGACGACCTTGGGCTCTCCATCCACAACCAACCTGAAAGGACGCGCGCATGAGCACGCTCGACGCTGACGCACTGGCTACGCTGACTCCCGAGGAGCGCGAGGCCATCGAGTCCAACGACATGACCCCCGAGGAACTGGCCGCGATGCAGCGCATCGCTGGCGAGGACGAAGACGACGATGACGACGAGGATGAAGACTCGTCGAGCAACGCCGCCCCCGTCGAGGGAAAAGGCGCCGCCGCTGAAGCCGCTGAAGCCCCCCAAGCCGCCGATGCACCGTCCGCCCAGGCCGATGCTGCCGACGCCACCGCCCCTGCGCCTGCCCGTCAGTCCACGACGCGCTACGAGGCGCCCCTGCCTGCGGACTACGACACCAAGGTGCAGGAGTTGGCCGAGCGCGAGGCGGAGCTCAAGCGCAAGTTCCGCTCTGGCGAGATGGAGTTCGACGACTTCGAGACCCAGCGCGCAGAACTGCTCACCGAGCGCGAGTCCCTGACCATCGCCCGCACCAAGGCCGAGATCAGCCAGGAGATGACCGCGCAGAGCGCCCAGCAGGCGTGGCAGAACACGGTCGAGTCCTTCATGGACAAGGCCGCCAAAGACGGCACGATCGACTACCGCAAGGACAGCGAAAAGCTCGAGGACCTGGACCAGTTCGTCAAGACGCTGGCCGCCAAGGCCACCAACGCTGACAAGCCGATGGAGTGGTTCCTGCAGGAGGCGCACCGTCGCGTGCAGGCGCTGCACGGCATGACCGCGCCAGCCCCGACTGCCGCACCGGCACCGGCTGCTGCAGCCAACGCCAAGCCCGCGGCCACCCGCCGCACCCCTCCGGTGGACGCCGTGCCGCCGACCCTGGCCAACGTGCCCGGGGGAGACGGCCCGGGCGATGTCGATGGCGAGTTCTCGGACGTGCTGTCGCTCGATGGCATGGAGTACGAGACCGCGATCGCACGCATGTCGGCCGCACAGCGTGAGCGCTTCCTGCGCGCGGCATAACTCAAGGAGCGGAGTGCGCGCATGCCGTCACTGATCATGGACGTTCGACCCGGGGAGCGCGTGGTGTTCTCCCTGGGCTACGGAGTCCCCGAAGCAGTAGCCGTAGTCGAACTTGCCGAAAAGCAAAAGTCCGGCCAACTGGTTCGGCTGCGCGTCACTGCGCTGCCCTCCGTTCAGATCGACAAATCACACATCGACGAGGCTCTCGAAGCCGTGCCAAGCGTGGCAACGTAGCGCCTACACGCTGATAGCAGCAAGCGAGCGCAGGACGTGCTCTTTGAGGTTCCACCCAAAGGAGTATTTCCATGGCTCGCACCATCGTAGGGGTCAACGATCCCAAGGCGATCAAGAAGTGGTCTGGCCTCCTGGCCTATGACCAGTCCCAGAAGTCCTATTTCAGCCAGCGCTTCATGGCGCGTGGCGCCGAGGCCGAGGTGCCTATCCAGATCCTGACGGACTTGGAGAGCGACGCCGGCGAGCAGATCAGCTACGACCTGCTGGCCGAGTTGAAGATGGCCCCCGTTGAGGGCGAGGACATCCTCGAAGGCAAGGAAGAGGCGCAGAAGTTCTACACCGACCAGATTTACATCGACCAAGCACGGTGCGGTGTGAACACGGGCGGCAAGATGACGCGCAAGCGCACCCTGCACGACCTGCGCGAGAAGGCCAAGCGCCAGCAGTCCGGCTGGTGGGCTCGTTTGATGGATGAACTGCTGTTCATCTACCTGTCGGGCGCCCGTGGCGTGAACCCGAACTTCCTGCTGCCGCTGAACTACACCGGTCGCGCGAACAACGGTCTGGTCACCCCGGACAGCAACCACCGCTTGTTCGGTGGCGACGCCACGGCCTTCAACAACCTGGACGCCAACGACAAGTTCAGCCTGCGCCTGATCGACCGCGCCAAGACCAAGGCGGACAGCCAGGGTGGCGGCGCGACGAACATCCCGGTGCTGCAGCCTTGCAAGATCGACGGCAATGAGACCTTCGTGGTCTGCATGCACTCGTTCCAAGAGGACGACCTGCGCTCCGACACGAGCACGGGCCAGTGGCTGGACATCCAGAAGGCCGCAGCCGCAGCCGAGGGTCGCAACAACCCGCTGTTCAAGGGCAGCCTGGGTATGTACCGCGGCGTGATCCTGCACTCGCACCGCAACGTGATCCGCTTCAACAACGCTGGCGCCGGCGCCAACGTCGAAGCCGCGCGCGCCCTGTTCCTGGGCTCGCAGGCCGCCGTGGTCGCCTTCGGTTCGCCGGGCACCAACATGCGCTTCGACTGGCACGAAGAGACCCGTGACAACGGGGACAAGGTGGTCATCACGACCTCCTCGATCTTCGGCATGAAGAAGGTCACGTTCACGCACGACGGCTCCGGCGCGCAGGACTTCGGGGTGTTCAGCCTCGATACCGCCGCAGCCGCGCGCTGATCCAGGTCAACACGCACTAGGAGAGCAACATGCCCTTCACCAATTCCAACGACTACCTCGACGGCCGCAAGCCTGCCGTCTTCCCGGCTGGCGGCGAAGTGGTCGCCGTGCGCTACCCGATCGCGCTGGTGGCAGCCGACCTGGACGCCAACGACTGCGGCGCCGTGGCCGTCCTGCCGGCCGGCTGCGTGCCGGTGGGTCTGGTCTACGACTCCGATGACCTGGACACCAACGCCAGCGCGACCATCGCGGCCAGCGTGGGCCCGGTCAACGCCGGCGCCACGGACCTGTCCTCGACCTGGGCCAGCGGCATCACCGCAAGCCAAGGCGGCACGGCGGCCAACGTCGCCCTGTCGACCGCGGCGATGCGCCTCGAGGCGTCGGACACCGACACGCTCATCGGCATCAAGTTCACCGCCGCCGCTGCCACCAAGGCTGCTGGCGAGGTTGGCCTGACGCTGCTGTACCGCGCGGTCTGATCGCGGCCAACTCCCGCAGGGTGAGCGGCCAGCCGGGGGCGGGCTGCTCTTGAAGGGGGGAGGCGACTTCCCCCTTTCTTTTTGGAGAACCACATGAAGCTGACCACCTCGATCCAGCCCCGCAAGGACGGCACGGTGAGCGTGACACTCAAGGACAGCGAACCCTTCGTCTTCAAGCCAAACGCATCCGGTGACCTGGAGTGCGATGTGATCGGAGAAGAGGCCATCGCCGCCCTGCTGCAGACCGGCAACTTCTACCCCGCAGACGAGGCGGACTTTGACGAGGCGCTCTCGGTCATCAAGCTGCCCGAGGAAGAGCCCCAGGCCGAGCCCGAGGCTGTACCCGCCAGTTTGAGCGCGCCCGCGCCCCGCCGCAGCAAGGCTCGCGCCTCCTGATCAAGCGAGTCATCCGTGGCCACCTGGGCTGACCTCCACCCGGACATCCTGGTCTATGTGCCGGGCTGCCCTGACCCGTTCCTGACGCAAGAACTTCGTCGCGCCGCAACCGAGTTCTTCCAGGACAGCCGGGCCTGGGTGGAGTGGCTGGACCCCATCGTGTCAGACGGCACGCTGCGCGAGTACGCCCTGGTCCTGCCGACCGACAGCACCGTCGTGGGCATCGAGCGCGCCACATCGAGCGGCGCGCCGGTCGAGATCCTGTCCTTCAAGGCGCAGGAAAAGAACCCGGCCACCTATGAGAACGAGCGCCCCGGCATCGTCACGGCCGACCGGGTGTCGATCACTCTGACGCGCGCGTTCACCGCTGGCGCTCAGATCGAGATTCAGGCCGCGCTCACTCCGAGCCGAACGGCCAACACGCTGCCAGATGCGCTGATGGAGCAGTACGCCGACGCGATCGTCGCCGGCGCCCGCTACCGACTGATGCGCACCCCTGGGCCGCTGAACAACCCCCAGGGCGCACAACTCGCGCTCCAGGAATACCAGCAGCACCTGAGCAAGTTCACTTTCCAGGCCTACCGAGGAAACGCCCCGTCCGTGCCGCGCGCCCGGCCGAAGTGGTGTTGAGCATCAACTAGGAGCACCCAACCATGCCCATCACAGCCCAGTCCATCGTTCGTCGCTGCGTCGAGACGCTGCAGGACACCACCTCAATCCGCTGGCCCGTGGCCGAGCTGGTGCGCTACCTCAACGACGGGCAGCGCGAGATCATCGTCCACCGCCCCGATGCGATGGTGACCAACGCAGCGCACACGCTGATCGCAGGCAGTCGACAGACGCTGCCGGCCAACGGCACGAAGCTGATCGAGGTCGTTCGCAACTCAGGCGGCAACAAGCGCGCCGTGCGACTGTCCGTGCGCGAGATCCTGGACGCCCAGGTGCAGGGTTGGCACAACCTTGCCGGCGTCACCGAGATCGTGCACTTCATGTTCGATCCGCGCGATCCCAAGACGTTCTACGTCTACCCGCCCGCAGCAGCCTCGGGCGCGTCCGTGGACATCGTCTACTCGGCTCTGCCCAACGACGTCACTGAACCGGCCGCGGGCACCGACTACACGGCCGTGACGGGCAACATCAGCGTGCCCGACATCTACGGCAACGTGCTGCAGGACTACATCATGTACCGGTCCTACATGAAGGACAGCCAGTACGCCGGCAACGCCAACCGCGCGACGGCCCACTACGCGGCCTTCGCCAACGCTCTGGGCCTTGAGATCAAGGCCACCGTCGGCGTCGCGCCGACAAGCCCTGGCAACCCCAACCACCCTGCCGCCTCGATGGCCGCAGCGGGCGGCGCCGGCAACTGACCGACCAAGGACCGGTCTGTAGTACAGCTTCCAAGAGGGATTCACGATGTTGCACAAGGCAGACCTCGCCAATCAGACGATGGACGGAACCATCGCGGCTGCAAGTTCAAAGGCGACCTACACGGGCGCCGGGATGACGGTGGGCGGCTGGCTGCTCAGCAGCGAGTTCGCCGTGCTGGTGGGCATCGTGATCGGTGTCGCGGGCTTCCTGGTCAACTGGTTCTACAGGCACCGCCAGGACGAGCGCGAGCGCGAAGAGCACGAAGCGCGCATGCGCAGCTACCACGAGGCTGAGCGCGAGAAGGCGCCCACCGCGTGCCCCTGACGCGATGGTGAGAACCCTATGGCGCTGATCCGCTTGCGCGGCTTTGCCGGTGAGGCGCGTGCAAGCCACCCCACCTTGCTACCCGAGCAGATTGGCACCATCAGCCGCAACCAAAAGCCCGGGCGCGGAGACCTGCGCCCATGGAAGCAGCCGCAAACGGTGGCCACCGTCCCCTCGGGCCGGCAGACCATCTACCGCATGGGCCGGGATGTGGCCAGCGATGCCCAATACTGGCTGAGTTGGACCGGCGTAGTTCATGCCGTGCGCGGCTACGACACCTCGGACACGACCGAGCGCACCTACTACACGGGCGATGGCGCCCCGAAGGTCACTGACAACCTCTCGCTCGATGGCGTGGACCCGCAGGACAACCCCGGGGCCAACTGGCGGTTCCTGGGCGTGCCTGCACCATCGGCTGCGCCCTCCGTCAGCACGGTGGCCAGCGGCTCGGCCAGCGAGCTTCAGACCGTCTTCTACGTCTACACCTACGTGAGCTCGTGGGGCTGGGAGTCAGCACCCAGTCCGGTCAGCGCTACCAACACGCGCAAGATCGACGACACCGCCACCATCGGCTCCTTCTCGGCGCCGCCGTCGGGCAGCTACGGCATCGACAAGATTCGCATCTACCGCACAGAGACGGGCTCCAGCGGCGCCACCGAGTTCCTGTTCCTGCGCGAGATCGCTGCCGGCACCGCGAGCACGACCGACGACAACCGAACGCTTGGCGAGGTGCTCCCGACAACCACCTGGGCGATGCCGCCTGCCAGCATGACCAACCTGACCGCGCTGTGGAACGGCATGCTGGCTGGCATCTCCGGGCGCGCCGTCAAGTTCTGCGAGCCCTACACGCCCTATGCGTGGCCGACCCGGTATGACCTCGTTCCCCCGGACTCCACGCCCGTTGCACTTGGCGTCTTCGGGCAAAGCCTGCTGGTGCTGACAACGGGCCGGCCGATGCTGGTTCAGGGATCGACACCCGAGGCCATGGATCAGGTGCCGCTCGAGATTCCCCAGGGGTGCGTGGCTGCACGCTCAGCCGTCAGCATGGGCACGGGCGTGGCCTGGGCAAGCTCCGACGGTCTGTGCTGGTACGGCGCAGGCGGCCCACGCATTCTCACGGCGGGCCTGATGACGCGCGAGGACTGGCAGGCCCTGGTGCCTTCCTCGATCGTGGGCCGGATGTACGAAGGCCTGTACTTCGGCAGCTACGACGACGGCAGCGGCCGCAAGGGGTTCATGATCAACCCCGCCGATCAGAACGCCGGCATCTACTTCCTCGACGCCGGCTACTCGGCGATGCACTTCGACGAGCTGCAGGACCAGCTGTACGTGCTCGATGGCACGTCCGTGCGCCGCTGGGACGCGGGCGCTTCCGCACTGACTGCGCGCTTTCGGTCCAAGCAGTTCAAGGCCCCGCAGCCGGTGACGTTTGCGGCAGCCGAGGTCCAGTCCGAAACCTACCCGGTGACGATGCGCGTGGACGCCATGAACCTGCCGGCGTCCACCGTGTCGGCTCTGGTTGCCAGGAACCCGACGTATTTCTCGGCGCCAGATGCCACCACCTTCCGCTGCACGATCTCCGTGCCCGACGAGAGCGCGGTGCGCCTGCCCGGTGGATTCATGGCGTCTGACTGGCGCATCGAGCTTGAGTCCTCCGGAGCAGTGCAGGCCGCTGCGATCGCCAGCAGCGTCGAAGAGCTACGCCAGTCCTGAAGACCGCGGCCACCATGTCCGACCGCAAAGACCTCCCAACACCGAGTTCGACGAACTTCGAGGCTCGCGTGCGCGAGACCTTGATGACGTACCTCGGACGAACGGGAGACCCGCTCGATCGTGGCGTGACGTTGCGCGACCTGCTCGACAGCGGGCTGGCAAAGCTCAAGCCCGGGCGCACGCCCACATCCCTGTCGGTAGGCGGCTCCACGCTGCCAATCCAGCCACAGGCGACCGAGACCGAGCCGGATCTCACCCCGCCGCCGACGCCGACGGGGTTCTCCGTCGCCGCTGGCCTGAACAACATCTTCATCGAGCACGACGACCCGGCGTACTCACAAGGCCACGGGCACTTTCGCACGCGCCTGTACGGCAAGACCATCTCGGCAGGCGACCCGCTGCCGGCGTTCGCCGACGCCGTGGAGATCGCGCAGTTCACCGGAAGCGTCCATTCCCACCCCAGCAACCTCTCTACGACGTGGAGGCTGTGGATCAAGTGGGAGTCCTCTGACGGCGTCCTCAGCGTCAGCCCCGCAGGCGGCACAAACGGGCTGGAGGCCACGACCGGAAAGATCGGCAATACGGACCTGGGCCCGCTGATTGTCGAGGCCGGCAACCTCGCCAGCGGCGCCGTCACTGCGACAAAGCTCGCGGCGGAGGCGGTTGAGGCCACCAAGTTCGCATCCGGCATTGAGCCGGTGTCCGTGGTCTCGGCGGTGCCGACGACGAAGTCGACGAACACGATCTTCAATTCCACCGACGGCAAGCTCTACAGATGGGATGGTGAGGCGTATGTAGCCTCGGTCCCGACTGCTGACTTAGTCGGCCAAATCTCAGCAGAGCAGATCGCAGACGCGGCGTTGACGACGGCCAAGTTTGCTTCGGACATCGAGCCGGTCACCATCGTGACCTCGTTGCCGACCACCAAGTCCACGAACGCGGTCTTCAACACCACCGACGGCAAGCTCTACCGCTGGGACGGGACGGCCTACGTCGCGTCCGTGCCGACCGTTGACCTCAGCGGGACCATCGAGGCCGCGCAGATCGCGGCGGGTGCAGTCGATACCAGCAAGCTGGCCAGCGACGCCATCACGTCCGGCGTCTTCGCGCCCGGGTATCAGCCGCTGGGTGTCGTCGAGAACCTGCCGCCTGCGCTGGGCTACACCGGGCCCAACACAGTCTTCCAGACCTCGGACTCAAAGATATACCGCTACGACGGCGTGGACTTCACCTCCGTGGTCGAGGCGCTGGACATCGACTCTCGCGGTCTGGACATCAAGGACCTGCTGGGCAACACGATCTTCGACTACACGGGCGAGATCGCGCCGACGGCCTACGTCAACGTCAACAGCAACAACGTGCTGATCTCGGATGTGGCGGCCAATGCGCTCGTCCCGTCCTTGAACTACGTTGGCGCCTTTGCGTCCGCACCCACCCAGGTGCAACTCGGCGCCGCGTGGAAGCAGAACTCGGTCTACAAAAACACGACCGACGGCAAGAGCTACGTGCTCACCGGCACTCCGCTGGCCTGGGTCGAGTATCTCGTCGACGGGCAGCTATTCCTGTTGACTGTGGAGTCGACCAACGGAACGATTTTCCGCGTTGGGCAGAGTACCAACACGCTGCTGAAAGCCCGGCTTTTCAAAAACGGTGCCGAAGTTACAGACGTCACACCCGACGGCTGGTTCCGTTGGCGGCGGGTTTCCGCCGTCCCGCAAGCGCCACCCAACGATGACGCGACCTGGAACAGCCTGTACCAGACAGGCTACAAGCAGGTCGACATCAACGTCGACTCCGTGTTCGCAAGAGCCACGTTCTTTTGCGACATCGTCAGCCCGTAAAGGACCCGCATCATGCCTATCGTAAGCACCGGCCAAATAACCATCGTCGACACCAACGACGCGAGAACCATCACTGCAGCGCTGACCGCCAGCGGGGGTACGCAGCAGGTCTACACGAAAGACGAGTCGACGGTCGGCTACACCCCGAGCTGGTTCAGTTCGCCGCTAACGCTGACCCCCCAGATTTCGATTGGAGGCTTCACCTCCGCGCAGGCCTGGGGCGCGCTCACCAACAAGCAGTTCGCCCTCACGGCTGGCGGCGCTGCGCTAGTCAGCGGTACAACGTCCACGTCTTTCGTGAACAACTCTGACGTGCAACTGAGCACTCCGTTCACAGTCAGCCATGCGGCCAACGGCGCCAGCACGGCCTCGACGTTCACGATCACCGGCAACCTGAAGGACTCAGTCGGGAGCTTCACGCTCTTCTTCGATGCGGACTTTACGGACCCGGCGACCGCGCTTGTGACCCACATCACGTGCCAGATCACGCTCAACACCGTGAAGACTGGCACCAATGCGGTCTTCATCGCCATCCGGGGTCAGACCAACATCGAGGAGGCCACCGGGCAGACCAAGAACAACATCGCGGTGGCGGCGGACTTGGTCCGCTCCGGCGGCGTCGACACCACGAACCTGACGTACAAGTGGTACGAGGCGGGCGGCAGCACGCAGATCACGACCTCCCTGCCCAACGTGGCGACCAAGTACGGACTGAGCACGACCACGGCGGGCACTTCGCCTGCCACAACCACACTGAACTCGAACATCCCCACCGCGGCCGGGAATGCGTTCAACACATTGACGATCAATGAGACCGCGGTGTCCGACATCGGCGTCTACAAGGTCGAGATCACTGACAACGACGCCAAGACGTACACGGCCTACTTCACGATCTACGACATCAGCGACCCGTACGACACCAAGGTCATCTCCTCAACTGGCGACAAGCTGCAAAACGGGCAGGGCAGTACAACCCTCACGCCGGAGGTCTATTACGGCGCGTCAAGGGTCACTGATCTGACCGGGTGGAGCTTCACTTACACCCTGTACGACAAGAACGGCAAGCGCGCCGGCTTCGTGGATACCGCGAAGATCAGCACGGCTGGCGGAGCGAACATCACCGCGCACACCACGGGCGCAAGCGCACAGTTCACGTACAGCGGCACCAGCTATGCCTTCACGGCCGGCATGCTGATCAAGTGCGTGAAGCCGAACGGTGACGCCTTCTTCTATGAGGTGGCCAGCGCGGGCACCAACACCGTCACGATCCGCGCCCCGTCCACGACGACGTGGCTGAACTTCACGGACTTCCCTGCGCCGTCCGCCATCACGGACTTTGTTGGCGGAAAACTCTTCGGCTGCACCGGCACCGGGACGCTGGCCACCAATGGTCTGCGCACGGTCACCACGACGCCATGGCAGATCACGGTAACGGGCGATGAGATCGACGTGAAAGGGCGGATCTTGGTCGAGTCCAACCGTCCGTAAGCCGCTGACATCAGGAGAACCGCATGGCAGACAACATTCAGGTACGGGACGCATCGGGCACGCTGCTCACGATGCGGACCCAAGACAGTGGCGGGGTCCACACCCCTTACCAGCGCGTCATGGGCTACGACGCCCAAGACGACATGCTCAAGGTCAAGAGCGTGCAGAAGAAGTTCCGGGACAGCTTCCCGGGGTCTTCGCTGAACGCCGCCAACTGGGACAGTTCTATCGGCTCGGGTGGGTCCATCTCCGTTGCGGCCGGCACGCTGGTAATGGCCAGTGGGGCCACGGCAAGCTCGGAAACGTCGGTGCTCTCAAAAGAGACATTCACTGTCCCGTTCCGCGTGGGCTTTCAACTGACCCTGTCCCAGCGGATCGCCAACCAGACCTTCCTGGTCGAGGCCATCTCGGTCAACGCAACTACTGGAGTGCCTGACGGCCTGCACTCGGCCGCTTGGCTTTTCGACGGCACGACCGTCACCCAGGCCAAGTACCGGGTGCAAAACTCCGGTGTGACTCCGCTCGACAGCGCGGCGTCCACCGTGGTCACCACGGCTGGCACGGGGGTCTATGAGATCGAGCCGTTTGCCGACGAGTGCTGGTTCCACAGCGCCACGCTTGACTCCACTGCGGGCCGGGCCAACAGCTACCGCCGCCACCAGCAGATCCCTGACCCCAACGCGGTCTACAAGATCCGGGTCCGTTGGCTCAACGGCGGCACCGCCCCGGCTTCCAGCACCAACGCAACTCTCCAGTACGTGGCCTGCCAGGACTACGCAGAGCTGACGGCGGAAATCACAGCAGGGCGCGGCCAGTCCGTCGCGGGTCAGGCCCTGGCGGTGGCGGTCACCACGATGCCCACGACGACCGTTACGGTCTCTGGCACTCCGGTGGTCGCGGCACAGGACAACGTGTTCTACAACGAGAGCACGACAGCCCAGGCAGCTTCTGCGACGGTAACGGGCACCTCCCGCGATGTCGGTGTAGCGGCCGCTGCCGTGCATCGCTACTCCGCCTTCAATGCCTCAGCCTTTGCCGACCAAGCCGGGACGCTGCGCATCGAGTGCTCCAACGACAACACCACATGGCGGCGGGCCACGGCGGATACGGCTGTTGCGGCCAACGCGGTGGTCTACCTGTCCGTCCCGGTGATGACCCGGTACTACCGGGCGGTCTACGTCAACGGCGCCACGCTGCAAACCGCATTCATGCTGAACACCTCGTTCACTGCCTCCTAAGAATGCAGCGCAGTACCACCCGCAATACGCAGCCAGTCACTTTGCTGGCCCCGAACGCATTTAGGCGCGGCAAGAGGTAGGCCACATGCCCATAGTCTCCACGGGTGAAATCACAATCGTCGACGTCTACGACGGCGTCGACGGGCTGGATGGTCCTGCGCTCCAGGTCATCTCCAGTGCAGCCGGGTTCACGTATGTGGACGGCGTGGCCACCCCGGCTGAGCAGACGGTAGCCCTCACCCTTCTGAGGCAGGGGTTGGATGCAGAGCAGGCCAACTGGGCGGCCTCCAACGGGGTCACGCTCGACACCAACCTGAACAAGCTCGACATCACGGAGTACATCTTCGGGCTGCCGGGCACCGGGGACGGCGACACGGCCTACATGACCCTGGCGCAGTTCGGCGCCGCCAAGCAGGTCGCCATCGGCGCCACGGCGGGCAGCCTTGCGGCTTACGCCAACCTGATCCGCCTGGGCGACACGACGGCCGAGGCCGGCGCAACCCGCAACGTGTTGGTCGGCGACTGGTCTTCTGCGTCTGTGGCCTACGGGGTTGGGGACATCGTGACCAACTCCGGGTTCCGATGGGTCTGCATCCTGGCGCACATCTCCAGCGTTTCGGTCACTCCGCCAGCCTATCCGACGACCTCAAACACCTACTGGAGGCTCTACGGGGCCCGTGGAGCCATCACAACGGCCCGGGCGATCTCTGGGTCCACTTGGTCCGATTCGGAGGCTGCAACGGCCATTGCGGACGCCGGAGGGGTATCTCCGATCGCGGGTGACACGGTCACGCTCCACAACTCGGCCACCCCCTACTCCGAGACCCGCATCCGCTCCAGCGCCGGAACATGGACTGCGCTCACCGTGGTCTTCGGCGGCAACGTCATCGTGGACAACACGCTGACCGCCGCAAAGATTCGCGCCAGCGCTGTCACCGCTGACAAGATCGCCGCCAACGCCGTCATTGCGTCCAAGATCGCAGTGGCGGACATGACCAACATCTGGCGCAACCCGGACTTCGCTGGGGGTTCGACCGATGGCTTGCAGCTTGGGGCCTCGGGGTCTGTGGTCTTGCGCTCAACGGCTGGCGTTCCCGCTGACGCGCCCACGGAATACGTCTTCACGAGGCCCGTCCCCACAACGGTCACAGACCTCCTGCCAACCACCTGGATTGCAGCCGCCCCGGGCGAGACCTTCTACTTCGAGTTCACGGCCGCCGCTGAAGCCAACACAAACGGCACTTTGGCGGCGCAGATGCGGTACGCCGACTCCACGCTGGGCACCAACCTTGGCATCCAGATCGGCACCCTTACGGCGACCAGCTACACAACTTGGACACGCTTCAGCGGCACGGTCACTGTGCCGGCGACCGTCTCTGGTCTGCCGGTGGCGTACATCCGCCTTTACATCCGCAGCAACGTCAACGCCTCCCCTGTAGGGGCTTGGTACATCACCAGGATCATTGCCCGTCGGGCAGCTAACGCGGAGATGATCGTTGACGGGGCCATCACGGCACTGAAGATCAGCACTGACGCGGTCACCGCGGACAAGATCCAAGCCGGAGCCGTTCTAGCCTCCAAGATCAGTGTGGGGGACTTCTCCAACCTGATCTCTGACGCCAGCATGACCGATGCTGGCGCATGGGGCAGCCTTGGAACGTCGACCTGGGGAGTATCGGCTGCGACTGACAGTGGGTTCCGCTCCACCCGCTACCTGATCATCACGGGAGCGGCTGGCGCCTACGCCGGCTTCGTGACCTCAAAGTGGGTGCCTGTCGAGCCCGGATTCAGCTACTACGTGAGCATTCAGGCCCGCGTGGCGGCCGGCACTGGAAACGCCACCTGGAACATGCATTGGGCCGATGATGAAGCCGGGACAAACCTAACCGAGACCGACTTCACCTCGGTTTCTGCGTCGACGGTCACGGCCAGCACAAGAACTGTACTCGCACCAGCCAACAAGCGGTTCGGTCGCATCCGGTTTTACAAGAGCAACGATAGTGCCACCGAAGTGCGCTTCGGCGGTCCGGTAATGCGCCGCGCTGCCAGCGGTGAGCTAATCGTCGATGGAGCTATCACCGCTCTAAAAATCGGCGCCGATGCAGTCACAGCGGCCAAGATTCAGGCTGGAGCGGTTACCGCCTCGAAGATCGCCGTTGGCGACTTCACGGTCCAGGCCCGCAACTGGAACTTCGAGGAAGGGGATGCTGGCTGGTCCAAGGAGTCTGGTTGGGCAATCGTTTCCGACGCCACCAATGCCAAGAGCGGCACCTGGGTGGCAAGGAACACCAACATTGCCGCTGGCACTGCGCTCAGGAACTTGCAGAAGGTCGCCGTGGAGCCCGGCGAGACCTTCTACGCTGAGGCGTACATCAAGCACGCCGCAAGCTCAACCGGAACCGGTACACGTGTGCGATGCATCGGCTACAACGCCACGCTTGCCACCGAAGTGCAGTTCGCCGTCGGGGCCTACGTCCCTGCTGCCACCACGGCCTACACCAAGTCATCTGTCTCATTCACGGTAGGCGCCGGAGTCGCCTTCGTCGACGTAGAGGTGGAATCCATCCTCACGGCCGGGTCCGCCTACGCCGACGAGGTGCGCTTGTTCCGCACCTCGAACACCACCCTCATCGCCAACGGCGCCATTACGACCGACAAGATCGGAGCGGGTGAGGTCAAGGCGGGGAACATCTTTGCCGGGGCGGTGACGGCCGACAAAATCGCGGCCGGATCAATCACGTCCTCCAAGATTGCGGTAGGCGACTTCGAGAACCTCTGCCCCAACCCAAGCGGAGACTCTGGGGTCGACGGCTGGACTGCTGGCGTGGTCACGGGCCCAAACACCGGCATCGGCGGCCTGTCTGCGGCGATCAAGAGCCTGCGCACAATCAACCGCGATGCCTACATTGGCCCATGGTTCGATGTCACTCCGGGCGATGAGTTCTACCTTTCTGGCGCCTTCTACCCAGCCCAGGCCGGAGACAACCCTCCAACTGCCGATGCGGCAGTAATGCTGCGGTTTGCGGACGATGTGAGTGGAACCAACTCCGTCTGGATCACGACCGCCTACGCCGCACGGACAACTAACTCATGGCAGACGGTAACCGGCACCGCGCTGGTCCCGGCTAACAAGCGGTACGCGATGGTCGCGGTCCAGATCGCTGGGACTGCTGGGGCCACTGGAAGTTGGCACTTCAGGAACATCCAGGTTCGCCGCCGAAACGCTGGCGCTCTCATTGTCGACGGCGCCATCTCAACCAACAAGCTCGACGCTGGAGCCGTGACGGCCGCCAAGGTGTCAGCGGGCGCCATCACCACCTCCAAGCTCCTCGTGGTGCCGGCGTCGATCTGCCCGGACCCGTACTTCTCGGACGAGGCGTGGTGGACGGCAACCCAGTTTGACACGAACGGCTGGTATTTCGAGAGCGATACAACCATGAGCGTTGGCAAGCACGCCTCGCTCTGGAGTGGACACCCCACAAACAACCCGGGCGCGTTGCGCAAGCACATCTGGAGCGGGTCAGTTGCAGTCCCCTCCATTGGCACCTGGGTGCGGCTGCGCGCCCGGATGCGCAACAACAGCAACCAGTCGTTCTATGTTGCCGCCCGTTTCTACAACCGGCTCAACGCAGATCTTGCCGACATTACGCTCACGTCTACCGCGGGCTCCGGTACGCAGGATCTGACTGCGCAGGGACAAGTTCCCGCCAATGCCGTCTCGGTGCGCTTCCTCATCTACAACGAGGCGAACAACACCTTTAGTGGGAGCGTGAGCGCTTCCGCCGTCATCTTGGATCAGGCCGCCACCGCCGATCTCATCGTTGACGGCGCCATAGCAACCAACAAGCTGGCTGCCAATGCGGTTACGGCTGCCAAGATCGCGGCAGGGACCATCACCGCCACGGAGATCGCCGCCGCCACCATCACGGGCGAGAAGATCGCGGCAAACACCATCTCGGCCAGCAACATCGCTGCCGACACCATCACTGCGGCCCAGATCGCGGCGGGAGCCATCAGCGCGAGCGAGATCGCGGCGGGCGCGATCACGACTGAGAAGCTCCTGGTCACGGGCCGGGGCATGGCTCTCAACGCTGACCCCAACACGCAAGATGTGACTGCCTGGATCGGCACCGGGCTTTCAATCATTGCTGACGCGACAAGCCCAGTTGGCGCCACCGTTCTACGCTGCGCAACCGCAGGCATGACGTTCGTGTCGGAGCGTGTGCCCCTTGATGCGTCCAGAAACTACGAGTACCGCATTTGGACCCGCCAGGAGACTGGCTCCAGCACTACTTACCTGACGGTCGCGTTTTACGACGCGAACGACGGCATCATCAGCGGCGGCGCCAGCGGATGGCCCAGCCAAGGGACGTACCACTATTTCGGCCTTGTCAACGGCACCCTGCCGGCCGCTTGGACTGAATACCGTATCAGTTTCGGGCCTAACGAGAGCGCCACCATCCCGGCCGGCGCAAGGTATATCAGGGTCGGCCTGCTGTCGAACTTCTCGGGGACAGGCACGCAGTTGGCAACAGGCATTCGCCTGATGCTGAAGGCAGACGCCAACCTCATCGTTGATGGCTCCATCCTGGCTTCCAAAATCGCAGCCAATGCGGTCACAGCGGCAAAGATTGACGCTGGCGCTGTCACGACTGCCAAGCTCGCTGCGGGCGCGGTAACCGCCAACGAGCTGTCGGCCAACGCCGTCACCGCGGGCAAGATCGCGGCGGGGGCCGTGAGCGCGGCCCAGATTTCTGCGGGCGCTATCACCACTGACAAGTTGCTGGTAACGGGCCAGGGAACCGCGCTCAACGACGACCCCGCCTGCATGGACCTGAGCGCGTGGACCATCACGGGCGGAACCGTAGTGCAGGGGTCCAGCGCTGCGGGCTCCGCTGAAGGTCGGTACTTCTTTGACTTACCAGCCGGCTCCAGCACTGATGTGCAGGTCAACAGCCGGCGGTTCCCAATCAACTCTTCTCGCACATACAGCGCCACTGCGCAGCTCTTTGTGGATGCGGGCAACAACCGCAATATGTACGTGACCGTTCGCATGTGGGATGGGAATGGAACGGAGTTGACGGGGGCCAGCACAGGATGGGGCGGCACATACGCCGGGTACACATATGGTGGCCTGCCTACCCCCGGCGACTGGGCGCGCTACGGCGGGCAGTTCGGCGCTGGCACTGCGAGGCCGATTCCCGCAAGCGCCAAAGAAGCGGCGATCATGGTCTGGTTCCGGTACTCCAGTGGCTCAGGAACTGCGCGACAAGCCGCCCAAGCCATTCGCTGCCAAGAGGTGGCCTCTGCCGACCTGATCGTCGACGGCGCCATCACGGCCAACAAGATCGCGGCCAACGCCATCGCGGTGGGTACTGCGGCCATCCAGAACGGGGCCATCGTCAACGCGATGATCGGCAACGCGGCCATCGACAGCGCCAAGATCGCTGACGCCGCGATCACGACAGCCAAGATCGGTGATGCCCAGATCACCAACGCCAAGATCAACGACCTCAACGCCAGCAAGATCACGGCCGGCACGATCAGTGCGGACCGCATCGGCGCGGGCTCGATCACGGCCACAAAGATTGACGGGGCCAATCTCAAGATCACCGCTGGTGGCGTGCAGCTCGGCCACGACGTCGGCCCAAGCTCGGGCCACTACGGCCTGTCCTTGTCTGGTAGCAACTTCAACGACATCTTCCTCAAGCGCAACGACGGGGTTTCGTTCTTCCGCGTCAACAGCGGCGGCAGCCAGTCCATGGAGTTCGACTCCGCTGGGGGCGCCCTCAACATCAGGGGCTCGATCAACGGAGGCGCGTTCACGGGGTATGCGTGGCCGGCGGTCAACAACTACGGCTTCCACCTGGGACCGAACGGCCTACTGCTGGGCAACGCCAACAACAACCGCTACTTCCAGGTCGACAACACCGGAAACGTCTACGCGCCGGGCTTCAGTATCGTCAACGGCTCGGCGTCCTTTAGTGGATCGCTTTCCGCTGCCATCGTCAACACTGACCAGATCGTCGGTAATGCGGCGTCGTCTAGTTCCGTTGCAACCTCCACCACCGACACGGTAAGTGTGACAGTTAGTGTTCCCGCATCAGCGTCCGCGCTGTTCATTCAGTATTACCTGGGCCCACCAACTTTTACTGCCGGAAGCTCTGGCGGCAAGTTCGGCGGGGGTACTGCTGATGTATATGGCCCCATCGTTACAGGACTTACCGATAACGGAACCCCGACCGGCGTGATTGTTGTGGCGCCAAGCGCCGGAAACCACACGATCACCGTGACGAGAAGCTACTACACGGGAACCATGCGCTTAAGCGTACTGGTCATGAAGCGATGAAGCATTTTGTTGTCTACAACGCTGCCGGTGAGATCCTGCGGGCTGGCGTCTGCACGGATGACGTCCTTGAATTTCAGGCCGCAGGACCGAGCGAGTTCGTAGTCGAGGCTCAGGCCGACGTCGAGGCTGACGCCGTGGACCCTGCAACAGGTCAGGTCATAGCTGGCGGCAGGCCGCCGCCGCCCGTCGACATGGACTACCGCAAGGCGCGCGCCGACGTATACCCAAGCGTCCGAGAGCAAATGGACATGCTCTGGCACGCCATGGATGGTTTCCATATGCCCCGTGTCGAGCCCTTCTACAGCCGCCTGAAAGCGGTCAAAGACGCCTACCCGAAGGACAACTCGGTGGCGCCGGGCTCCGTGATCATCTACCCTGCGGAGTGACAGGTGAGCGCCTCAAGACGAGATTGGAGAGGCCAGGAAACGGCGGCAAGCGTGACGGCGCACGAAGTCTTTGGCTGGAAAGTCCACCGCCACATCCTGCCCGCAGGTGGTGCCTTGGTCGTTGTGTCTTCGCGCTCCATCGAGCGCAGCGAGGCGCCCAATCGGGCTCTGTACGTGCGCGGACGCGGCGCTGTGACCAACAATTTCGGGGGCCAATACGACGACCGTGTGCCCGGCCTGTTCACCGCCGAGCGCCCCGATCACCCCGAAGGCACAACCAAAATCACAGCCGTCGAGGAGCTGGAGTTCTGGTGCTTCAACTGGCATGCCAACCGCGGCGCACTGCCTGACCTCACGCCGCTGAGATACCCGGTGGGTGGTGTGTTCCTTGGGCAAGAGGGCGACCGCATCCTGGTGTGCTCGGGCAGTTTGGGGCGTCATGAGCCGGGTGACACGTTTCGAGTGGGTGGCGACGAGTTGGTAGCCGCGCCTGGGACATACGCGCTTGTGATTGGAGGTGACCGTGCTTAGACAACCCCTGTGGATGATCCCGATGGGCTACTACCTCGGGATGGCCGGCGTCGTCATTGGACTGTGGCTGGTGACAACCGGCGCGGTCTCGGCGTGGTGGCTTGCCGCTTGGGGGGTGTTTCACGTCCTGGGCTCGCTGATGCTTTCAGTCGGGCTGCACAGATACTTCTCCCACGGCGCCTTCGAGACCTCGGCCTTCTGGCACCGCTTCATGGCGTACTACAGCGTGCTGCTGCTCAACGGCAGTCCGCAGGGGTGGGCGGCCGCGCACAACACTCATCACGCTCATTCAGACACCGAGCGCGATCCGCACTTCGCCAACTGGCGTTACCTGTACAACAAGCGGTATCGAGACGTGCCGATGGTGCGTTGGCGTCTGCGTGCGCTGGCCAAGGACCCAACCTTGGCGTTTGTTCACCGCTACGGACTGCCGCTCTGGGGCGCTTCGTGCGCGGCGCTGTTGCTTGTGTCGCCGACCTTGTTCCTTTTTGCCTACCTGATGCCGCTGGGCAGTACCCACCTGATCGGCGCCATTCACCAGATCACAAGCCACCGGGGCGGCGGACCGAGAGACCTGCCTTGGCTTGAGTTCATCTTTCCTGCCTGCGGGGAATGGCTGCACAAGACGCACCACGACCACCCTGGGCGAGCCGACTTCCGTACCCGCTGGTGGCACCTGGACCCAGGTGCTGCCTTTATTCGCCTCATCCGCACCAACTGAAAGGACCATCATGGCCATCATCAAAGACCGCCCGACTCAGTTCGGCATCAACGCCGAGTACCACCGCATCGACCGCATCGAGATCCACTCCAACATGCAAGAAGTGGTGCTGTGCGTGGCGACCTACCCCAACGCTGAGGCGCGACAAAACGCCGGCCAGCCTCTGTCCATCGAGCGCATGGTGGTGCCGTTCTGGCGCATGGTGGAGGACCCGCGGGCGACCTTCTACAAGCTGCTGGCCGACTACGACAGTGGGCCCCTGTACCAAGGCGTGGCTGACGACGACCCGGGCGAGGTGCCTCAGTTCACGGTCAAGGCCTGGGAGCCGCCGCAACTCCCTCCAGCGCCTGTGATGGGCGGCGGCCCTGAGACTGTGCCAGGGTACATCCCGCCCGTGCCAACTGAAGCGCCAGCTGCTTGACCCCCCAGGCCGGCAGCAGCCAGCCTAATCCCATCATCGTCCCATCGACGCGCCTTGCGCGCGCCGGGTATGGTTGGCGCCTACTTTTGCTACAAAGCACGCCATGGGACGCCGCCGCACGAAGAACTTAAACTTGCCTGATGGCATGCGGGCGCGCACCAAGCCGAGCGGGAAGACGTACTACTACCTCGACACCGGGGGCAAGCCGCGCCGCGAGATCCCACTCGGGCCCGACTACGTGATTGCCATCAAGAAGTGGGCCGAACTGACCAAGGACGATTCGGCAGCGCCGGTCACCACCTTCAAGGACGTGGCTGATCTGTACCTGCAGCGGGTGGTTCCCACCAAGGCCCCGCGCACGCAGTCCGACAACATCAAGGAGATGGCCAAGCTCCTGGAGTTCTTCAACGACCCGCCCATCGCCTTCGAGGCCATCGAGCCGCAGCACGTGCGCCAGTACCTGACGTGGCGGGGCGAGACGGCCAAGGTCCGCGCCAACCGCGAGAAGGCCTTGCTGTCGCACGTCTGGAACATGGCCCGTGATTGGGGCGTCACCGCCTTGCCCAACCCCTGCGCGGGCATCAAGGGCTTCAAGGAGACGGGCCGGGACATCTACGTCGAGGACGAGGTGCTGCAGGCCGTCTACGCCGCTGCCAGTCAGCCGCTGAAGGACGCGATCGACCTCGCCTACCTGACCGGCCAGCGACCGGCTGACGTGCTGAAGATGTCCGCCACCCACGTGCGCGACGGCGTCCTGCGAGTCGGTCAGGGCAAAACCGCCAAGAAACTGCGCATCGAGCTCGAAGGTTCAACCGGGCCCAACGACCTCGGCATGAAGCTGGCCGAGATCGCCGAGCGCAAGCGCCAAAACCGCGTGCTCGACCTCGCCCTGGTGGTGAATCGGCAGGGTTCTAGGCTGACCGCCTACGGCCTGGACAACGCCTTCGATGACGCCAGAGAGAAGGCGGCCAAGATCGCCAGGAAGGCCGGCGATGAGGAGATGGCCACCGCCATCGAAGCCTTCCAGTTCCGCGACCTGCGCGCCAAGGCCGGCACCGACAAGGCCGACGCCGACGGGCTACAGGCCGCACAGCGCCAGCTTGGCCACAAGAACATACGCATGACCGAGCACTACGTGCGCCTGGGCGACAGGGTCACTCCAACGGCCCGGAAAGCCGGTCCGCAACAGTGACCGAGATCTTTTGAAATCAAAGGCTTAGAGTATCCGTTTACGGATGGTTGCGGACCGGATTTTGAGCTAAGTGCTTGATTTATATGGCTAACCACCGAGGACTGTTAATCCGTAGGTCCCTGGTTCGAGCCCAGGTCGGGGAGCCAGTAAACATGCGGCTCCGCAAGGAGTCGTGAGGGGTGGACCGGTCCGCAAAAGCGGGTCCGGTCCGCAAACCCCCACTTACTGCGCCACTTTTTCTCGCGTTTCCTGCGACAGCTTGCGCAGCTTTTCCCGCTGCACTTCGATCTTCCGGTCGAACTCTTCCTGGCTGATCGCATTCATCTGCCGCTGCCGCTGCAGCCCCCGCATCACCGTCTCGATCTCCCGCTCCTGGGCGCTCGCGCGCGCCATGGTGTTGCGCCGCAGCACATCCTCGGGGTAGCTGCCCAACTTGACCCCGACTGACGAGGCCACCGCCTGGGCCACCGACTGCTGGCGCCCAAAGGCGTCCGTCTTGCCGCTGCCGGCGTTGACCAGGGCGTCGGTCGCGTAAGTGCCGGGCAAGCCCGGCAGGTTCGGCACGAATCCCTTGTAGAGGTGGCTGAACACCTTGCCGGCCACTTCGGTCGGTGTGTCGGTTCCCAGCACGATCGGCTTGCCGGTGAACGCGCTCTTGTTCATCAGCACCTCGCCCAGAATGACCAGCGGGCCCCCGGGCATCAGTCCGGGCGGCACGGGCAGCGCCGCCTGAGTGGAGCCGGTGTCCACGATGTCACCCACCGGGACGAAGCGCCGGATGTCCAGGTACACCGGAGAGCCGTTCTTGTCGTCCCAGGGCATGCGGATCAACTTGGGCACGATGCCCCAGACCTTGCCGGCCTTTTCCTCGGGCAGCATGCGGCGACGGCGCTCGTCCTCGTCCTCGTCGTCACCGGACATGGCCACGCCCAGCATGTTCAGGGCGCCAACCAGCACCGCCAGCTTCATCAGCTTGTGCGGTCGCTTGCCGGCGATCTCGAAGAGCATGGGCACGGCGCGGTAGGTGAACGAGATGAACGGCCACGCGCTGCGCCGCATCGCGTCGATCCAGGGCGCGTTGATGTCGTAGTCCAGGAAGGACTTGCGGGCCTCCCGGCCGGCGCGCAGGTCATCCAGGCCGCGCTCCTTGGCTGCCAGCCACGCCGCCAGCCGGAACACGTCATCCTCGGCCTGATACAGGTCAATCATGGACTGAGCCTCGCGGCCGGCGACGGTGGCCGGCTTGCTGGCCTTGAACGCGCTCCAGGCCTCGGGCAGCTTCAGGTGCAGCAAGTGCTGCAGCGCCGCCATGACGCCGATCTGCCCCTGCACCGAGGCGTCCCCGTTGCGCCCCAACTCCTCCAGCACAGCGTCCAGCAGCGGGGCCATCTGCTCGCGGGCGATCTCCTGGGTCGCCCATGACCCGATGTCGCCGCCCGCATCCCGGTAGCGGTTCATGATCTGCAGCGCCGCCTCGCGGTCGGCGATGCCGCCGCTTGCAGCGACGTTGCCCAGGCTGCCAAGTGCGCCCTTGCCGTCGCGCTGGTTGGCCGCCAGGATGATCCGCAGGGCCTTGCCCACGTGCGCCGCGCCCACCTCGTGCCAGTCGGCCATCACGAGGTTGGCCATGACGTTGTTCATGTGCACGGCCGGTGTCAGCGCCGTCTTGGCCACCTTCCAGGCCGACAGTACCTTGCCGTAGACCTCGCCGAACGGCTGGAACGGTCCGTTCACAGCAAAGCGCACGTCGTTCCAGATCGGGCCCGGCAGGTACTTGCCGGCGAGCTTGCCGTACTTGGCCACGCTCGTGCCCGTGATCTTGGTCTCTGGCACCTTCACCCAGTCGCCCGGCTTGAACGCCCGGTGCCAGTGCTCGCTGGCTTCCACCAGGGTGCCGTCGATCTCGTCGCCGTCGGCCTTGGCGTACTTCTGGGACAGGCCCTCCAGGTAGCGCCCGACCTCGACATCGTGGACCATGCGCTGCAGCGTGCGGGCGATCGCAAAGCGGGCCTCATCAACCTCGCCCATGGCCTCGCGCTCGTCCTTTGTGAAGTCGCGCCACAGGATGACCTTGCCGCCCTTCACATCGCGGACCTCAAAGACCTCGTTCTGGCGCCACTCGCTGTACTTCGCAGGCACGGCGCGATCGGCGGGCCAGTAGACCACCTCAAGCACCTTGCCATCGGGCCGGCCGGTCATGCCCGGCAGCGGGATCGTGCCGGCGCCCGTGGGCTTCAGGCGCTCCAGCTTGATGAACTTCTGGTTCACCAGACCGGTGTCGCCCTTGCCCTCGCGCTCCTTGCGGCCCCACCACTCCGGGTCCCCGGACTTAATCTTGGCCATCTCCACGGGCTCGACCAAGCCGCGCATGCGGTACTGGTCACCCAGGATGCGGGTGGCGCGCTGCTGGCTGGCCCGCTGCTGCGGGGTCAACTCTTCGAGGTAGCGCTCGTATGTCCGGCGCAGGTAGGCGAACTTGAAGCGCTCGTAGGACCTGGGGTCCAGCTGGCCCAGGCGCACCGCCTCCTTGGACAGGTCGTCGATCATGCGCTGCACGTCCTGCAGCACCCGCACGGACTCCTCGGGTAGGCCCTGCATCATGGACAGGTAGGCGCGGGGGTCCGAGCCGTCCATGTTCATCCACTCGTAGGCAATCCGGGACTCCTCGCGGGTCAGGCTGGCCAGCTTGTCCACCAGTTCGCCGGAGCGGCGCAACTGCTGGCGCTGCCGGCCCTGCAGCATGACGCGCATGTCGATCACCGCCTCGGGCACGCCGTAGTCGGAGACGATGCCGGCCTTGACGGTCTCAGGAGTGAATCGATCCAGCAGGTAGGCAGCCCGGCCGTAGATGCGGTTGGTCACGGCCTCCAAGCCGGTCATGCGCGAGACAGTGCGAAACACCCGATCAAGCGGCCGCGCCTGGGTCACGGGCGTGGCCAGGATGGTCTCGGCGCGCTGCTCGGGAGTCTGACGGGGCCCGCCTTGGGAAGCGCGAGCAAACGCCGCCTGGGCGCCTGCTGCGCTGGCAACAGCCTGGGCCTGCCCTTGCATCACAAACTGGCGCGCCGGCAAGATGAAGCTGCGGATGATCTCGTCGTCGGTCAGGCGCAACTTCTCGAAGCCGGGCACGTTGGTGCGCAGCCACGTGCGAACCGCGGCCACCGCCCGGCGCACGAACCCAAGCGAGGGCTCGGACTGCGCCATGCTGGCCAGCACCTCCTCGGCCACCTTGCGGCGCTGCGCAGGCTTGCGCAGGTCCGCTCCGTACTCGGCAGCCTTCGGGCGCATCAGGTCCGGCCGCGCGAGGTTGATCATGTCCAGCACCGCGTTGAGTGCATCTCCGAACACGCCCCGCAGGCCGTAGTGACCCAGGCCCTCGTGGAACAGGGTCTCGATCACATCCTTGTCGCTGCCCAGGTGGTCGCTGAACAGGTAGATGACGCCCTCATAGAAGGTGCCGCGCACATCGCCCGTTGCGCCACCCTTGCGCTGGCGTGCGTCTTCGTCGCGCAGCGCCTGCGGCACGCTGGGCTCCTGGATGTTGCGCGCCACGACCAGCCGGGGCTTGTTTGCCCAGGCCGCCATCGCGCCGCCCGAGACGCGCTGCACGCCGGCAACCGTCATGCCCTTGGTAGCCGCGTCCGTGCGGGAGAACGCCGGTCTGTCGCCCGTGCGCTTGCCCTGCGACTCCGTCACATCGGGCAGGCCCAGCAGGCGCCGGGCCACGTCCTTGTTCGTCTGCGCTTCGAGCTTTACGTCGTCGCGCTCGGTCATCAGGTAGACCAGGGCGCGCATCATGTCGTCTTCGGTCACCGCAGCGCGCATGACCTGCCCGACCTTGGTGAAGTCGCGCCCAAGGGCGTCCGTCAGGCCGCGATCCAGGTAGAACCTGCCGCCCTCGCGCTTGGAAGAGGCGACCTCGAACTCAGCCGGGTAGTTCCCGCCGTACCACTTCACGCGCAGCACGCCATCGGGCGTGCCGATCGTGGCGTTGCGGCCGGCCTCGGTGAAGAACAGGCGAATGACGGTTGCGGAAGGGAACGAGGCCTTGGCCTCGCCCCTGCGCTTTTCAAAGTCGAAGCCCCGACGCATCAGCACGCCTTGCCCGGTTGATCCGTCGTCCTTGGTGTACGTGAGGATCTGACCGGGGTACGAGGCAAAGCCCGCTAGCAGGTTGCCCGTGACCATCCAGCGCTTCTCGCGCCGCACGTTGCCCGAGCCGCCGTAGGCGTCGAACAGGTCGGGGATCCTCATCGAGGCCGGCTCGTTCGTGCTGGGGTTGAGCGTGATCACCGGCCCGCGCTCGGCGCGCAGGGTGAACTGCTTGCCGATCTGCGAGGCGCTCAGCGTGATGGAGCGGGCCTCGCCGTTGGCCAGGGCGATCGTGAACTTCCAGCCCGAAGCGGCGGCTGGGCTCTTGGTCTTGCCGGCTGCCGACACCGATGTGATGACGCCGTAGGTCACCGACTGGTGCTGGTCCAGCAGCGAAACCTCCTGCCCGATCTGGAAGCGAAACAGCAGGTCCGAGATGATCGACTGCTGCATCCGGTGCCGCTCGACCTCCTGGGCCAACTGGGCGCGCTTCTCGCCGTCCGTGTCGGCGCCCTGCTGCATGCGGCGCTTTTGCAGGTCAACGAGGAACGGCTCCATGCGCTGCGCCAGGGAACTGTTGAGCTCGTTGGCCACCATCTGCGGGGTCTTGCCGCCCAGCGACTGGCTGACGGCCTCTTGGACCTCGGCCTTGGTCAGCGGCTTGACCGTGCGCGCCACGTCGACCTGCTCCATGAAAGCCGGCTCGGCGAACCGCGACGGCACGGGGCTGTCGCGCTTGGTCGTGATCTGCTCGCGCTTTTCCGTCTTCGCACCCAGGTCGAGCGCTGCGGCTTCGAGCTTGTTGGTGCCCATGGCGTTCTCACGGGCCAGCAAGTCGTTGTAGCGGTCCACCAAGTCGCGGTAGACCGCCTCCTGCTGCTCAATGGGCAGGATGGGGATGTAGCCGGTGAGCTTGCGGATCAGGTCCTCGTCGGCCTCCGTGGCCTCGGCCGGGATCTCCAGCACCTTCTGGCCGCCCAGGTCCATGTGGATCTCGGGGTTGTCCAGCAGGAACTCGGCAGCCACCTGACCGCCGTAGTCGTTCATGAAGTCCACGACGCCCTCGGCCGTCACCGCGCTCTTGCGGCTGGCGGTGGTGTTGGCGTTCAGGCTGGCCATCTTCTTCAGCAGCACCGACGCCGGCCGGGCCTCGGCCGGGATGTCGGCCATGGCCTGCGTGTAGTCCGGCGTGATCACCTGACCCGTGCGGTGCACGCGACCCAGCATCTGCATGTGGGTGTCGATGTTCTTCTCGGCCTGGACGATGATCATGCGCCGCTTGCGCTGGTCCTTGACCTTGGCCGAAGCGTGCAGGGACAGACCCGTGGCGCCCGACTGGTTGAGGATGATCACGTCGATTGCGCCACTGTTGAAGCCGCGGATCGCTGTCAGGCGCTGCTTGATGTTGGCGTTGCGCGATGCCAGGACCGGAGCCTTGCCCGCGTAGCTCACCGTGACACTGCGGCCCGTGATCTCGTCGGTCTTGTAGCCGGCCTCGCGCAGCCGCTGGTGCATGTAGTCGATCGGGGAGATGGGCGCGGAGCCGAAGCCGGCTTCCTGGATGAACCGCGCCACATCGTTGTACTGCGCCACCAGACCACTGCCCAGGTCGGAGTCGGTCAGCCGGTACGGCACGCCGCTCTTGGGTCCGCCTGGGCGCTTGATCTTCACCACGCGCTGCTTCTCAAGGTAGCGCTGGTACAGGTCCGCAAAGCTGAGCGTGACAGGCTCGCCAGGGCGGATGCCAAACTCCTCGGCATAGTCCGACAGGAACGAGCCCATCGTGTTGGCCACCGTCAGCACGACCTTCTCGCCGGCTTTCAGGCGCTCGATGGCGAAGTCCACAGACTCCTTGGCCTTGAGCGACAGCAGCATCTGGTCGATGAGGTTGTGCATGATCGCGCCGAAGTTGGCGCCCTGCACCGAGGTCTTCTCGCCGCCAGACACGCCCACCATGGCGCCCTCGCGGTCGAACTCCTTTTGCATTGCCTTGACGGCGGCTTCCTTGCCGCGCGAGAAGGCCAGGATCATGCGCATGGACTGCGCCATGTTCTCGGCCGTCTGCCGGTCCACCGTCATCGGCCGGGTCTCGTAGGTCACGCCCGCGAACGTGCGCTCGCGGCGGATGTACTGCCCGTCTTCGGCCAGCATCGTCGCCACGATCTGCTGCATGGGCACGCCGCCCTGCATGATGGCCGGCGCAAGGTCAGCGGGCCGGTCCACCGCCAGCAGCATGTTGGTGCTGCTGTAGAGGTCCATCACGTCGGGGCGCTTGGCGTAGGTGGCCGACGAGAAGAAGCTGCCCGACGAGACGCGCACGAGGCTGCGCACGAACCCGGAGCGGCCCGTCGTGGTCTCGCCGGCCTTGGCCGCGTCGCGGTCCTTCTTGGTGCGGGGTTGCGTGATCTGCGTGCCGCCCGCGTTGTGGCTCTCATCGAAGACCATGTAGCCGCCCTGGGCCAGGGACTGCACCATGCGCATGCGCGCCGTGACCTTGCCCTTGACGGTCTGCAGCTGGCTGTACGTGGTGAAGACAACCTTGTACGGGCCGATGTCGCGGCTGCCCGCGATCTGGTCAAAGAACTTTTCCAGGTCAGCGCCGGCCCCGGGTGCACGCAGCGTGTGCTCGGTCTCGACAATCGTGTCGCCGGACTTGCGCTGCAGGACGTAGGGGATGGGCTCGCTGGAGTTGGTGGCCAGGATCAGCGGCTTGTTGGACTGCAGCCGCAGTTCGTCGCCCATGCCGATGTCGTCCAGGTCGCGGATCATGTCCGCGTACAGGTTCGGCTTCTCGGTGACGAACACCGGAATCCTCTCGTTGATCATCGCGTAGCGCAGCATCGCCGCGACGACCCGGCCCTTACCGATGCCGGTCTGGTCCCCGATGATGAAGCCCTTGCCGGCCTCGGCGCTCATGATCGCCAGCGCCAGGGCGTCGACCTGCTCGGCCGAGAAGTTGGCCCGCAGCGTCTCGGGATCGAAGTTCAGCTTCTCCGCGACGAACTCGTCGATGTTGCCCACCGAGTCAGCCACCCGCTTGAGCGAGGCTGCGATGGACTCGCGCATGGCGCGGGGCACCAGCGTGCCCACCGACGCGGCGCCCGACTGGGGCGCGTATTCGACCTGGGTCTCGGTCTCCTGCTCCAGGCCCCGGCGATCGCTTAGTCCAGACTCGACGCGCTCACCCTGGCTGCCGCCAGTTCCACCCACGTCTCCAGGTCGGTTTCCTCCATCGCCCGGCGCGTTGCCGCGGACTCCACGAGGGCCTTGGCCGGAAACGGGTGCTTGGGCTGCGCCGTCACGTCCAGCGTCAGGGCCGTCCGCAGTTCCAGGTTGCGCTGCACCAGCACCTCCCCGGCGTCCTGGCTGTCCCTCAGCCCCGGGCGTCCCAGCGACCGTGCCGCCCACGTCGCCGCCTCGTCCGGGTCCGGCTCCTTGTCCACCAGTTCCTGCACCCTGTCGGCCAGCGCCATCCACCAGTCCCCCGGCTCCAGGCTGCTGTCCTTGGGCACCATCACTGCGGCCAGTTCCGGTGGCAGGCCCGGTGGGCACCACGCCAGTTGCGGTTGCTTCGGTTGATCCATCGAGCTTCTCCTTCTTCAGTGCTTCCCAGTTGTCGTACCGCTTGGGCAGTTCAGCGGCCGGCATCGCACGGGTCGCCTTGCCGCGCCCCCGGATCACAACCACATCCACAGGGTAGCCCGCTCCCTGCTTGGAATACAGACCGCCGTCGACCGTGAAGTGGTCGACCACGTTGTAGAGACCGTACAGCCGGAAGTAGAACTCCCGTTTGCTCTTGCTCCGATAGCCCTCGCGGATCGCTTCCTCGTTGGAGGCGTCCACGCCGCCCAGGATCAGCACCGCCGATCCGTCGTCCTTCATGGCGTCCAGGGCCTTGAACGAGATGGCATGGTCGATCTCGCGCGTGCCGTAGTTCGAGGCCACCGGGAACACCACCGTCTGCCCGTCGTCGCCCTTGACTGCCCCGAACGGCGGGTTGGCCACCACCCGGTCCAGCGACTTCTCGGGCGCGAGCTGGTGGCGCGCAGCGTCGTGGCTGGTCACCGTGAAACCCAGTGCGCGAGCGTTGGCCGCCCGGTCGGCGTTGAGCTCGTTGACCGCAGCGCGCTCGGGGTCGACCTCGATCAGCAGCATGGTGTTGCCGGCCGTGGGCTCGCCCACCGTGCTGTCGGGCCCGACCTGGGCCCGGCGAGACGCCAGGAAGGCCAGGGGCACGGGCGTGCTGTAGGCCTGCTCTCGCACGCTGGTGGACGTGCGCACGCCCAGCGTCGGCTGCAGGTCGTACAGGTTCACCAGCCGGTCGTAGATGACGCTGTCGCTGCGGCCCTGGGCACGTGCGGCCTGGACAATCTCGCGCCCGGCCATGACCACGGCCATCTCGATCGCCTCGTCGGCCAGCTTCGCGGCCTGGGTGCCGGCCTCGATCTTCTCGCCCGTGGCCTCTGCGATGAACTTGCGGGCCTCGATGATGGTCTTGAAGCCGTCGCCACCGATGAACCGGTCGGCAATGACCTGGGCCAGGGCCATGCGGCCGGCCGGTGTGTTGAGGGACGGTTGAACGGCTGACGCGGCCTCGGGCGCCTTGCCCTTGTTCGCCAACAGCGCGTCCAGGTCCGCATCCTCAACGGCGCCGGCCTTGTCCATGTCGGCCTTGAAGTCAGATGCGCGCGGATCGTTGCGCACGGCCAAGTACCAGGACACGAGGTAGGGCTTCACGGCGTCGCCCAGGTCATCGACCATCGCGCGAGCGTAGGCCGCAAAGGTCCGCGCGCCGCGCTCGATGTGGTAGCCCGCGAGCGTGATGCCGTCCAGCATCGTCTCGGGGTCGATGCCGGAGTTCAGCCGGCCCAGCTTGGCCTTCAGGCGCGCACGGGCAGCCGCTGCAGCGTCCTCGGTGAAGACGGTGTTGGCGCCACCGGCCGGGGTCGGCGCTGGTGCTGGTGCGGGCGACGAGGCCGGCGCGGCCGTGTCGTATCCCTCCAGCCACATCCTTCGCTGCGATGGCGCAGTCATCGACTCGGGCGGGATGCGATCGGCACCGCTTTGGTAGGCTGCTTCGCCGTCTCTCTTGGCCTGGACGTCGCCTTGAATGCGCCGCCTGAGTGCGTCGCCCATAGCTTCAGGGGTGCGCGGAGCAGGAGCTGGAGCGGGCGTCTGTGCTGCGGCCGGCGCCCCAGGCTGCTGCCCAGGCGCGCCGGCTTCTGGCGTCAGCGCTTCTTCTTGCCGCCGCCCTTGCCCTTCTTGTCGTACATCGGAAGCTCCTTGCGTCGTTGCGGGCGCGCTTACCGGGGCGCCCGGTGCCGGGCCCTTGACCAGGGCTCCAACGGTCGTGTGCGGGGTGCGCGAGCCGTCCGGCTTGATGCCGCCAGCGTCAGAGAACTCCGTCTCCGTGATCTTTTCAATGGGAACGCCGTCCTTGTATTGCTGGACGGCTCGCGGACTCATCTTTGTGGCTGTCGCGCCAGACGAATCTTCCGGAACAAACGTAAGGACCAGTCCCTGAACATCCGAGTTGAGAACGTGAACGCGACCACGCACAGGAGCATCAAAGTCGAGGCTTGAGTTCGTCAGCTCAACAAGTGGAGAAACCGAGTTCGATGTGACGATCACCCCGTTCTGCACAACGACGCTTTGCTCAAATCCGCGTTCGTCTGCGCGCTTGAAGCGAACCCTCCCGGAGCCAAGCATGGGCTGCCCGGTCTTCTTGTTGATCTTGTTCTCTTGCTCTGACCAACCAGTCGGATCAAACGCATCACCGACCATCGGCTGGTTGCCGGGCGCAGTTACCCCTTGGGCAGCCGCTTGTCCTGCGGTATCGGTGTTGGCCAGTGGTCCTGCGCCACCCGCAGCAGGTTGTGCCCCGCCTGCGTTGTCGCCGGGTCGTACTGCCGCTGCCCCTCCCGGACCAGCATCGCCCCCAGGATTGCTGCCGCCATTGGGTTGCTGGAGGCCCGCGCCGGGCTGCTGGGTTGTGCCGGCTGCTGCGCCGGGTTGTTGCTGCTGTCCATCGGTTGCGGTCTCCTTCGTCAATGCGGTGAGCACGTCCAGCGGCGCCGGGGCGTCCCCGAACAGGCCGGCGTCGGCCGTGATGCCCTTGGCCAGCCGCGTGTATTCCCGCAGGAAGTCGGCCATGCGGTCGCGGCCCATCGGGCGCGTGAGGTACTCCCCGCCGTACAGCAAGCGCAGGGCGCCCAGCACCATCGGGTCAGGCGTCTGGCCCGTCGTGATGTCGGTCTGACGTGCAAGGTCGGACAGGCTCTGCCGCTGCTGGCGCGCACGGCGCACCATGGCCACCGCATCCAGCAGGGCCGGCGTGATGTCGGCTGCAGGGTCAATCGCCCCGCTGCGCGCAGAGTCGCGCATGTCGGCCCACTCGGGCGCGGCGAGCTTGAGCGCTTCGCCGATCGCCTTGATGTCGGTGTCGGTGGAGTCGAACATCTCGGCGATCAGGTCCGAGTCGCCGTAGGCCGACTGGGCCAGAGCCGCCTGGATGCGCTTGCGCCCGTCCGGCGAGAGCGTGCCAGCCTGGGTCATCATCCCCGCAAGGTCCTGGCCGGTGCCCTGCAGCCGGCCGACGAACCCGCGCACGAAGTCCAGGTTTCGGGCATCCGCCACGTCCCCGCCTTGCCACACGGCAAGCAGGCCACCGTCGATCAGCGGCGCATCCTGGCGGGCCAGTTCCCCAGGCGACATGCCCAGGCCTTGCCCCTGCGATCGGGCGGCCATGCCCGGGGTATTCGAGGACTGCGAGTACAGGCGTACCAGGACTGGGTTGCTCGTCGAGCGGATCGCCTCGACAGAGATTCCGTGCTGCTTAGTGTCGGCCTCAAGGTCTGCCGCATAGCCCGATGCCGTGCCCTGCGCCCAGGCAGCACGCAGGCCTGCGCTGCGGGCGTTGCTCAGGGCCTTCACAAGGCCGGGCGTCTCGTTGTTGAAGAGCGGATTGGGCGTGCCGTCGGCAAAGTTGGACGGCTGCAGCAGGCTGGCATCGACCACCGCGTACTGGAACGGCACGCGCTGGCCGTCGGACATCACGGCCACGTCCTCACGGCCGCGAGTGAAGCTCGGGAACAAGCTCGTGTCGTCGCCCTGCGCGAACACCATCGGCGCGCCGGTGTCGGGCGAGCGGGATGGGCCCGCGCGCAGGTAGTCCGGGTTCTGCGCGATCTTCTGCATCTGCAGCACGCTGGCCGAGCGCGTGCGGTCGCGGTTCTGTGCGTCCAGGTCGGGCGGCAGCGCTGTGGGGTCCAGCGGCGGCACATCGGCAGGCGGGATGATCGTGTTGTTCGGGGCGGCCGGTGGGGTTGGAGGCGCAGGCGGTGCGGGCGGCTCAGAGGGCGCCGGTGCGGGCGCTGCGGGCGGAAGATCCCCGCCAACGCGCTCGATGCCGCGAGCACTCAGGTCGTTGCCCTGCGACTGACGCATGCTCCAGGCGGTCTCTGGCACGGACTGCGAAAGCCCTGCCATCGCCTCCATCACCGCGTCGTACTTGTCGGCCTTGCCCGTTGCGGCCAGCTCGCCCAGGTACTCACCAGCGCCTTCGCCGACCGTCTCCATACCCAACAGCGTTCCGCCCGTGGCGGCTCGGCTGCCAATCTTGGACGCAGACTGAGCGGCTACCTTGCCGGCCTCCTGCGCCGTTGCGCGCAGCACCGGGTCCGCCGCAAGCGATCGCTCGATGGCAGCGCGGCTGGTGACATCCACGCCAGCATCGGCAAGCACTCGGGCCTCGGCGCGGGCGCCAGCCTCGATAGCGGTCTTGTTGAACAGGCGCGCCACGCCTCGGCCGGCGCCAAGGGTCGCAGCATCGACGGCCGTGATGACGCCGCCCTTGACGGAACCCTCGCGGATGGCAGCGCTTGCATCGTCGGCCGTCAGGGATCCGCCCGTGCGGGCCTGATCCTGCGACTTCTCCATGGCCTTGCCGCCGATCTCCAGGCTGGCGTTGCCCAGGAACATGCCGCCCAGGAAGCCGGCGACACCGCCCACTGCAGTGCCCACGCCGGGCATGATGAGGCTGCCAAGTGCGGCGCCGCCTTTTGCGCCTGCAATGCCAGCGCCCAGGCTGACCGCCGTGTTCGGGGTCTGCTCGGCCACAAACTGCGCCGCGCCCTCGGGCTGACCGATGAACGAGGCGCCGACGTTCTTGATCACGTCCAGCCACCCAGCATCAGGGTTCGCGGCCTTGCGGCGCTGGATCTCCTGCATCAGCAGGGCCTTCGCGTCCGGTGACTGCGCCTCGGCTGCGGCCTGCGATCGCGCAAGCTCGTCCACGCCCGACAGATTCCCGCCCACCGTGTTACCGGTGGCGCCCAGCATGCGGCCGGTGTTCTTGGCGCCCTCCCAGAGCGCGGTGCCCATATCGGCCGCGATCGACCCGGCATCCCGCAGAGACAACTCGCGCGGAAACACGAGCCGGCCGGCAGGCTGCGCCGGTTGCTGGGCCTGGGGCGTCACCCCTTGCGCTGCCGCCTGGGCAGCGTCAGAGGCCGGGCGCGTGGCCGCCTGGGCGGCTTGATCGGGAAAGACGAGTGGCATGGGCAGGCTCGGCAATGAGGCTCGGGGAGCCTGCCACGCTTGCCACGCTAGCCAGCCGACATGGGCACCAGGGCGATGCGTGTGACCTCGACCGCACGCTTGGCCTCGCGCTCGGCCTCCTCCTTGAGCACCGCCTCGTTGGACTTCAGAAGCTGCACGCCCAGTTGCCCGGCCTCGTTGGCCGTGCGCGTGATCATCGCCACCGATCGCAGCGTCACCTCGTCAAGCACTTCGGCACGCTGGATCTCGTCATGCGCAGCCTGGGCGAGCCGCTGCGCCGTGGCCGATCCGTAGCGCGCAGCACTGGCCAGATTGGCACTGACCGCCCGCATCTCTTCGGCCAGCGACAGCGCCAGATGCTGCTGCGAAGGCGGCAAAGCATCGACCTCAGCCTGGGCTGCAGCCAGTTTCTGGGCCACCTCACGAACCTTGCGAACCTTGCCTTGCGACACGCCACGCTTGCGCAGCGCGGCCTCCGAAACCCCAAATTCCCTCGCAAGCGACGTGACGCTCTCGCCTGCGGTTGCGCGCCGCTCGATCTCTGCCCACTGCGAAGGTGCGATTTTGGGTGGGTACGCCATGCCCCGAACCTTGCCACGCTTGCATCGACCCAAAGCCCTGCACTTCGCTCGGATAATCCACGCTGAGTTTCTGCCCGTACAATAACTACCGTCGGCAAGGTCGCCGATGCAGTACGGAGTCAGCAACATGCGAATGATCGAAGTGGCCGAGAAGACCTTTACCGCAGCCTTGTGCCTGCAGGGTTCGTGGGGTGGCCGTGGCCTGGGCAAGCACGAATCCACCATGACCCTGTACATGCAGGAGGACGACAAGTACGGCTGCATTGAGTGGGACATACCCAGCCTGGACGAGGTCGAGCACATCGGGCTGTGGTTCGAGGACGGGGAACTGACCGACTACGACGGCGTGTTCAGCCTGCCGCGCGAGGCGGTGGAGCTGCTGCGCGAGAACGACTACGTGGTGGGCCCAGACTTCCTCGACGAAGTTGACGACGACAGCCGATCCAACGGGCCGCGCGCCTAACGAAAGCGAGGGAACCGATGACAAAGGACCCTTGCCTCGAAGGCCACGACGGTTACTCGTGGTGGGAGCAAGACGCGCAGGGCATCCCCCTGTGCCGCGTGTGCGACCGCTGCGTGGACTTCCGCCTGTCGAAGTTCCGGCCAGAGATCCTGACCGGTTACTCGCAGGCCGATGTCGATGAGCCCATCGACGAAGACTGAGGAGCACAACATGCACGATCAACCTCTGCGCCTCGTGGACGTGGTCTTCGCCATCGTGTTCGGGTTGTGCCTGGGCGTATTGATCGGGCTAGACTTGTGAGCAATCCACCGTTCACCACACCGCAGGGCGTCCGCCTGCCGAATGCGCCGGCCTGCTGGCCGTTCGGCACGCTGACCCCTGACCCACCCCTTGCCGTGCCCCAAGCATGGCCTCAGCGGCCTGCCAGGGCGCCCGCTCGCCCTGTCACACTTGACGACCTCCCCGAAGCACCGTTCTGATGGCCACGACACCACCGAAGCCCAAGCACCCGGGCGGGCGCCCTGCGCTCCCTCCCGACCTTCGGCAGTCGGCCCGCTTCGAGTTCCGCCTCACCCAGGCCCAGCGCGAGAAGCTGGTGCGCCTGGGCGGCACGGCATGGCTGCACCGGATGATTGACGAGGCTCGGGAGCCTGGGGGCAGTTAGCCCTGGCTGCCCCTTGCGCGGATAGCGTTGGCACACTCGCCGTATTCGTGCAGGTTGACCATGCCGTAAGTCTCGGTCGCTATGGCTTCGCATTCCTTCGCACACGCCTCGCGCTCGGCAGCGGCGCCTGCGATTACGCCTTGCATGTAGGTCTGCTCAAACTTGGCCTGAAGTTCCCCCTGCATGCCCTTGGCAATTCCTATTGCTCGGTTCCACTCGTAATCGGCGACAAGGGCGGCGAAGCGTTCAATGGCTTCCATGCCCACCAGAGACTCGCCGAGATGCGGGTCGGCCTCAAAGCCGGGATCAGCCTCCTGCGCCATGCGGATGATGTCGTCGCGGGTCATGCGTTGCGCTCCTTCAGCGCGGCCTCGATGGCGCGGGCAAAGTCCGCCATGCTAGCCCCCGGTGTTGCGTCCCATTTAACGTACTCCATTCCAATCTCTGTATCCGTCAGCCCCTGCCACTCGCGGCGGGGTGGGTTGGTGTAGAGGGGGCCAATTTCCCATCGGCTACCAACAGGCGGCTCTTTGCCGTATTCCCATTGCCCTTCTTCTGACAGCGGACTCTTAAATCTGTATGCGACGGGTTTACTCATGACTTTCTCCAAATTCGCACAGCAGGGTGTCGGCATCGTCAATCGCAGCAACCAACGCGCACCATGCTGCAAACGCTTCGCCCTCAGTGTCTGCCGCTGAGTCAGGGTCAGACTCAACCAACTCTCGCGCCGCGTTTTGCACTGCCTTGAGCTTCTTGAGGATCGCCCACGCATCGCGCAAAGCAGCTTGGGTTTCTTTTAACAAGTCCCACTCTTGAGCAATGTCCTCCGCAGTTGGCTGCGCTGTTGCGTAAAGCGGTTGCCAATAGTTGGCGTCCCAATCAGCGCCCTTGGGCCTACTAATTTCTCGCCGTAAGAGACCCGTCTCTTTGTGCATCCACGCCACCGGCTCCTGCTCCGGCTGCTCCAGCGCGGCTTTGAGGGCAATGATGGCCTCATTACGCTCATGTCTCGGTGGCTCGCCGTAGGCGTCAAGTTCCAGCGCCTCCAGCGCCTGCTGCACCGTGGCGCGTGGCAAGGTAATCAAGTCGATCATTTCATCCACTCCGGCTTCTTTGGCAACGGCGCCCACCCCACATACCCGCTGGCACCTCGGTGATACTGGCCGTACACGGCGACACCACCTTGGGTCAGCAACTGGACCTTCACAGACAACGGGCAGGTTTCCAGGCTGCGCCAGTAGTAGGTCTGGTCCACGGCTGCGGCCTTGTCGTTCGTCACCTTGACGCTCACGCCGAGACCTCCGTGATCTCGATGCCGTGGACGGAGCGCATCAGCTTGGCCTTGAGCCGGTAGACCTCCGTGCGCACGCCTTTCACGTCCTCAACGACCAGCGGGCCTACACAGTCCGGTCCGTCGATGTAGACGAAGTCCGCCACGTAGGTAACGGCCCGCTGCCCGGGCTTGTTGCGCACGCGAGGGATAGCAGGCACCAACTCGTACGGAACCTGACGCAGCAGGCCGCTGATCTTTCCGGCCCGCTGCAGCAGCAGCAACTCGTTCCACCGCCGCGCCTCGGCCAGCGAGTCGAACTTCTCGCCGTCGATGACGATGCGGCGGTTGCCGTACTTGGCCCGCGGGGAGAACGTGCCCAGGCGCATCAGAGAACCCCCGTCTTCACTCCGACGTGGACCTCAGCCCAGGAGAGCGCGGTTTCTCCAGGCATCGGGCCACGGACTCCAAGACAGCGGCCCGGCCAGGATTGCCCGGCATCCTCTCGATCGCCGCCAGCATCGCTGCCGCTTGACGCTTCATCGGATGCGTGCTCAGCACAAGCCGCGTGCAGCAACCCAGACAGGTCAGCATGTACAGCGGGCAGCGCCTCGCTTGCTGGGCCTCGGTGCAATACGGGCATGTCAGACCGCGCTCCACTCAGTTTCGGACCGGCCTGAGTTAGACCGCACGCGCCGGCCCGTGGCCTCGACCAGTCCAGCCGTGCGCAGCTCACTCATGCGCCGCGCCACCGCCACACCCGTGAGGCCCAGCACCTGAGCGATCCGATCCTTGCCCAGCGGGCCATGGCTGCGCAGGGCGTCCACGATCATCCGGTGGTGCCGCGCCTGCAGTTCGCGCGCACTTGCGGCAGCGTCATGGCTCGTAAAGGGGTCACCGCGCCTTGCTTGAGGTGGCGCCAGTTCAACGGCAAGTTGCGTCATGAGCGATTCTCCTGCTCGACTTCCGACACGCGCACCGGGACGTGACGCGCGACCACATGGTTTGCGCGCCGCTCGTCGTCGTCTCGAAGCACCGACACCGCTGCACGCAATACCGAAACCTGGGCGGGGTTCAGCCTGTCGACCTCCCCGCGCTTGATGAGGCCATCGACCACCGCCTGGGCTGGCGTGCGGCCGTCGGACAGCCGTCCGCCCACGCGAGCCAGTTGCGCGCTGGCCTCGCGGTCTCCAACGGTCAGGGCGCGCAGGCCCTGCAGCGCCTCGCGCATGCGCTCTGGGTTGCGCTCCGGCAGCGGCAGCGCGGGAACCTCCGGCCTGGGCGCCTGCCTGCACAGGGCCTTGAACTGCACGAGGTTAGGCGGGCGCTCCGGCAGGTTCTCCAGGGCCCAGCCGATTGCGTCCAGGCGGTCCGCGAACAGCGCGAGCTCCGCAGCCCAAAGGCTCTTCACGTCAACGATGGGCACACCTGACCACAAGCCCTGCCACTGCTGCCCGTAGGTGGCCAGCAGCCGCTCGAAGAGGCGGTCAATCACGCGCACAGGAAGGGTCATTTCAAAGCTCCGATCGGCATGACTGCAGGCGTGATGTCGATCACGCGGCCCGTGGCCTGCAGGTTTTCCGGGTGCACTCGCCCCGTCATCTCCTCCCATCGCTGCCGAGCGTTGCGCTCGTCACGCTCCCGGAAGGACTCGGCCGGCGCGCGGGCCTGGGGGGCTGGCTGCGGCGCCTTGGGCTGCTGCACCCAATCGGCCTTGAATCCGGTCCAACCCCGGGCGCAGCAGTGCTCCAAGGCCTGCTCCAGGCCAATGCCGGCCTTGTCGGCCTCGCGCACGATCCCGGCCATGGCTGCCTCGGTCACTGGCGCCTTCTTGGCCCGACGCAGTGTCAGGAAGCTGCCCCAGACCTGATCGCTCACCCCTTCAGGGCAAGGCACCGGCTTTGCGCGCTTGCGCGTGTCTTCTTCTGAACGTAGTGAAGAAGAAGTATTGGTTCTTGGTTCTTGGTTCTGGTTGGCATTAGGGGGTGAGTAGGGTGGCGATACCCCCCCTATTG